ACGCCGTAAAGGTGGCATCACGATAGTTGGTTCTATCACTGATGATACCTCTAAGGAAGTTCTCCACATTCTCCGAATGTCTGAGAAGCCTACTCCATACCCGCTAGGGTTGGTGTAGGAGTGTCACTAATGGAAGCGGGTTTTATCTATTTTGTCCATGCAGACGGCACGGATCGATACAAAATTGGGCTAACCAACAATCTCGATCGGCGCATGAAGGAGCTAAACAGCAAGCAATCACCATTCGAGAACCGCTTGCAGTGGTCGATCGAGGTTTCTGATATGAGATCGGCTGAGAAGGATTTGCACGATCGCTTTCATGCTCGCCGCGTCAATGGTGAATGGTTCCAGTTTTCCGAGGGCGAGCTAAGGGAGGTGGAATCTATCTACGATCGGGTTGCTGATAAATACCCAGCCCGGCGACATCAGCCACAATTTTTGCCTGACTCCTCCGATCGCGAAAAGGGATCGGGGTGTCTGTTGATGGGCGCGATCGCCATTGCCATAGCAGCCGGAGTATCGATCGCAATGGGTCACGGGTTAACTTTGCCAGCACTGCCAACGATATCAGCCCACGCTACAACTAACCAACGTGCCAACGTGCGCCAAGTGCCAAACGGCAAGATAATCTGTGTGCTGCCAGCGAATCAGCCGATCAAACTATCGAACGAGAAAGACGGCTGGTATCAGACAGAGGCTTGCGGAGGAGGGGTGATTCACGAATCTGTGATCGCCAATTAAACCGGGAATTACCGACTTCAACCCCTCACCATTAGGGAATCTTGCGAAGGCAAGCCTCCCAAAACCGCCATGTTCAACCCCAACGATCGCGCCAAGCTCACCGACTCATCCATCGATCGCTTCTATGAGATTTATCCCGTACCAGATAGAGCGATCGTATCGTTCACCCTTGACGCTCAACTCCTGATCGCCGTCGATCGCCCCTCTCATGTTGACGATCTCACGACTGACATCGAATGGCTGAAAAGCACTGCCTACTATGTTTTCGGCGCGATCGAGGTTTCGATTTGGTTCGCGGATGTTGAGGTATGGCGCGAGACAACGATTTCTGAAGTAAACTCAGAGAAAGACCCCTTGCCCCAAATAGTTATGCCTACAGCCACCGCCGAACGCCCCGCAAAAGCTCAAGCAAAAGTTCAAGCGATTGCGATCGTCCCTGCCATCAAAGCCGAAGCGCCGACTTTCATGTCGCTCGACGATTTGACAGCAGAGATGGGGATCGTAACGGGTCGATCCGCTGATGAATGTCGCCAGTCAATCCTCAACAGAAGCCCGCAGCTTTATGTCGCGACCTCCATTGCCGAGCAGATGATCAGGCAACAGATCGGACAGTTGCAAGCGATGCTCGATCGGTTATCGGCAACTGGGGTCACGGTTGAGGAAGTCACCACAAACGGCAACCAGGCACCTGCTGCCAAGCCAGCCGCTAAGAGAAAATCCCACGCTAAAAAGCCAGCGGACACTGCGGCATAAGTTTTCAGCCAAGTCGCGATCGTTCAATGCCCCGCACTCTGTCTCCTGAGAGTTTGGGGCTTTTTGTTGGCGGACAGTCCGCCGGACAGACCGGACAGAGGAACAAAACATGACAAAAAATAGTTGATACGCTGGCAAGCTCAGTCACTTCAGTGCTGAGTAGAAGCGAACTAGCGGCTTGAGCCGCCGTCCTCTTATTAGCCGTGATGAGGATCGTCAATGTACTTTTTGACGACCTCACTGCTAACGTTGCCAGCCGTGCTGACAAAATAGCTCCTACTCCACAGGGAAGGAAGCTTTAATAATTCTGGAAACTCTTTACGCAAAAAGAAGCTAGACCGTCCCTTAAACGCTCTCACAACCTGATTAGGGGCATCGTTGGGAGTCACCGATACAAACAGGTGAACGTGATCAGAGGCAATCTCCAAGGCTAAAATATCCCACTCTTTTTCAATGGCTAGATTTGCAAATATCTGTCTAGCTCGTTTTGCTATCTCTCCAACGAGAACCTTTTTGCGCCGCTTGGGACACCAGACAAAATGATAGTTGATTAGGTATTTGGAATGATGCCCTGATTTGTAGTCTTTTGTGTCAATCATAAGGCTGTCTGTTTATTTCTAAAAGTTATCGACACTTCTAGAGTACCGTGCTACATTAATTATGTCGATAGAAACGAGTAAACAAAGTGAACGTCAAGTTGTTAGAGGAATACATTCAAGCCTGCCAAAAAGAAATGTCTTATGTTGGCGGGGACGGAGCGATTGAGGATAGCTTATGGAGCAAGATCAAGCGTTTGCAGAAAGAGCTTAAACGTTCTGGTATTGAATTCCCTGAATACGAATCCATTGAATGCACTAAAGAGGATTGGGTCTAAATTATGCAAGTCCGCTGGAATTACAAATTACAACCGAATAAGACGCAGCAAGCGCTTATGAGTGAGTGGCTTGTTACTCTGCGGAAACATCGTAATTACTGTTTAGCAGAACGTAAGCGCGGTTTTGAGTCCAATAACCAAGACTCAGATCAGCCCGTGATGTATGAGTATGGCGCTTTCTGCGATATTGATAGCCAGATCGAATACGGCGCTTTCTGCCCTCTGACTTGCCCCGTCATTAAGCATGGCGTGATGTCTGCTGAATTGACGAAAACCAGCAAAAAACACGGGCTGATGTGGGGAAATGTTTCAGACATTCAGAGCAAGCGAACCAGCGAGTTGAGAGCAGAAAACCCGTTCTACAGCCGCATATATTCAGGCGTTTTGCAAGGCAACCTTGCTAAGTTAGACGCTGCTTACGCGGGATTCTTTCAACATAAGCGTGGCTTCCCAGCGTTCCGTAAAGCTTCTAATTTCAACAGTTTTCAGTACAAGCCAGGTCAGGCAAAGTTAACGGTCAATCGCTCATCTAACAAAAAACGCTGCTACTCGCACGTTTCCCTTCCTGGGCTGGGCGATATGCGATATCTCGATAGTCGAGCTATCCCCATCGATGCAGACATCCGAACCGTCACGGTAAAGAAGGAAGCGGACGGCTGGTATATGAGCGTGTTGCTGGTTTTGCCTGAGTCGTTGCCAGGTGTTGCAGAACTTGAAACGGTTCAGTCTGCGGTGGGAATTGATGTAGGTATCAATCGGCTGATTGCCTTGTCTGATGGCTCATTCGTTGAGAATCCCAAATTTTCAACGAACAAAAAGGCTCGTCGCCAACTGCGAATTAGACAGCGCCGCGTGAACCGCAAGGTGAAAGGGTCTAGCAACCGTCGCAAAGCAGGAATCGAAGTCGCTAAACTGCACAAAAAGATTGCAGACAGACGCAACGACTATCAGTGGAAAGCAGCTAAAAAGGTTGTAGAGACGGCTGAAGCGGTTGTGCATGAAGACCTCAACATCAAGGGCATGAAGTCGCGCTGCAAGCCTAAACGGGCAAGCGGTCGCTTCATGCCTAATGGTCAATCTGCCAAACGCGGTTTGAATCGGTCGATCTCTGATGCCAGTTGGGGAGAACTGTTTTCTAAGATTGCTTGGTTAGCCGCGAAGTCTGGCAAGCCTGTTCTATCTGTGAATCCGAAACATACTTCTCAAGAGTGTTCGGCTTGCCATCATGTCAGCAAATCGAATCGAGATGGAGAGAAATTTGTCTGTGAACAGTGCGGACACATCGACCATGCAGACACTCAGGCATCTAGAACCATACTGCGTAGAGCCGATCTAAAATTCGTCAGTATAAGACGTAAAAACCTACCGGGGGACTCTCGGAAAGTAGCGCCCAACAGAGATGATTCCGCCATTCGTGGCAAACGGGATCAGGTTGGGAACCGAATATTTAAGGCAATGCCTGAAAATCGGATATTGATTGAGCAGTTGCGTTTGCAATTGTTTTGATTAAGAATCTCAGTCACTTTAGTGCTGAGAGTGTCAATGAAACCATTGCTACATATCAAATTGGCTCAATCTCTGTAGCAGACTTGCCCGATCGCTACAGCCTTGGGCGCAGCGCTTTTTATGAGCGGGTTAGCGCCTTGAGTCTGCAATTTGAGAAGAAGGGGAACAAGTCGATCGCGACTGCCCAGCAGGTCGATCTATTAGACGCTCTGCATGATCACATCAAATTAGGCAACTCGATCGAGAGCTTTGTTGAGTCGCTGCCAACTCCTGAGACTAGCCAGATAATCACTCAAAGCGACCCCACAGCCGCGCTGACTGCACTGGCAGAAGCGATCGCGACCCGTCTCACCCCACCAAAAACTAAATTGGCAGAACTCAAAGAGCGGATCGACCTGCTGCAAACACTCAGCGATCGACAGACTCCCATCCCCTCATCGGATCTCAAGATGGTGCTCGATCGACGCTCTCTCAAAAAGCCTGTGACTGCCTATGGTTTTCAAGCGACCCCGATCGGTCGTCAGTCTGGGCAAACTCTCTGGCAGATCAAAGCACGGGAGCTTTCGGGCTGATATGACGATAGAACGTCGCTCGACTGATGTTCATGTGCTCGCAGATTTCTTTGACGGGTCGATTTCTATCGGCGGCTAGCGCCTTGCCGATTTCTATCTGTTTGGCAGAGAGGGCTTTGGGTCTACCCCCTGACTTCCCTCTGGCTCTTGCTGCTTGCAACCCTGCCTGAGTCCGATCTCGAATCAAATTGCGCTCAAACTCTGCCAGCGCACAGAACAGGTGGAATACTAGCCTCCCGCTGCTGGTGCTCGTGTCGATCGATTCTTGGAGCGACTTAAAGCCGATCTTGCGCTGCTCTAACGATTCGACTGTGTTGATCAGGTGCTTGAGGCTCCGACCCAAGCGATCGAGCCTCCACACCACAAGGGTGTCCCCCTCTCTTAAATACTCCAGCGCATCGGTCAACCCAGGGCGAATATCTTTCGCCCCGCTCATCACATCCTCAAAAATCTTGTCGCACCCAATTTTAATGAGTGCGTCCTTCTGCAAATTGAGTAGTTGATCGTCAGTCGAAACTCGGCAGTAACCGATCTGCATTTGTCAAGCCTCGCGTGTCTCAATACTTGCTACTATACCACGTTTTGAGGCAGAGATTTTGAGACTATTTAAGAAACACAATTACCGTCAGATATCCTCTCGAAATATTTTTTCGTGTCTCGCCTCAAAATCGGGCGTTTTTGGGACAAGTGCAGAAAGCAGAAATCTAGCCGATCGCGAACTTCCCCCCAACGATCGGATCACCTTTGGGAACTCTAGCGGCAGAAGTTTCAATAAAACCATGTCAAAACCATCGATCGCCGCTAAGGTCTCCTTTTGGTCTCAATTTCTAGGCTCGATCGCTAGCCTGTTTTTCAAAGGTGCTGAGGACAAACAGAAAGTGATCAACATCGCCCAAGGCATCTCGCAAACGGCTGATGTCGTTCAGCAAGCAAAAGACGGCGGAATGCTCTGATAGCCAACAGCCCGATCGGGAACTCAATCCGACGATCGGGCTTCCTTTTGGATTGAAACGGGCATCCCCACTGCCCAACCCTGCACATATAGTTCTAGCTCTGGAGCACATTGAGCATGGATGTCACGAAGGCATTCCCAAACCGCTAATGTTTCGACATACTCGCAAACACAGCAGATCTGTAGATCTTGAGCGATTCGCATCAAGCCACCCACGATCGTGCGAGCTTTAGAACTCTTCTCAACCTGCAAGATCAAGTGCCCATCGATCTTAATCCCCTTAAAGTTAAAGTCGAATAACCGATTTAGACCAGAATGACCTGATCCGATGTCGTCAAGCATCACCGGGAACTGAGCGCAAATCACAGCCAGTAGATCGTTCTGAGCTAAAGAGAGGGCGAGATGTTCGGTAAGTTCGAGCACGAAATGATGCTCTGATCGTAGCAGCGACTCGATGAACGCCCGATTGCAGAAGGAATAAGGCGAAATGTTGATCGCGTAGCGATGACAGATAGGCAATAGCTCGACCTGCTCGGCAACCCACGGATCGAGCTTAAAGTAGTCCTCAGCGGTAAACCGATCGAGAAACGTGATCGGGCTAACTTCCTTCACTCTCAGCAGCGCCTCAAAATAATCGGCTTCATCGTTGGGCGAGGCTGATATCAGGCGAAGGGGCTGATAAACCATTGAGAGGTCGTCTCTTGCGAGTGCAGAAGCAAACATATTTAAGCCTACAAAGTTTCAGGTCTTTCAACAATCGGATGCCCTGGCTTGCGTTTCAACGGCTGAAGGACGTGATCATGCCCTAAATAGTGCTTTGCATAAGCGTCAAACCATTCTAGCCAGGGGGCTTGATTTACAAACCGTTCCCAGATTAGGGGGTTCGCATTTTTAGCGCGAAAAAGCTTATAGGCAACACCTTTGACGACTGCGATCGCGATACGGTTGCCGTTGAGACTGCCCATGATTCCCTGTAGTTCGCAAGTCCAAGCGCCCACCAAAACAGCGACAGGCACACGATAACGCCGCCCCTTTTTATCGACTCCGGCTCGATCGCACATCCAGCAAACGACGATAAGATGTGAGCCTTCCACACTAGATTGCGCTTTAAGCTCAGTTGCCAATTGTCTTGATAGCTTAGACTGCCAATGCTCTGTGCGAGATCGTGCGCCAGTATTTCTGACTCCAAGCTCCTGTTTAAGTTGGGCGATGTCGAGCAGCACGACGATAAGGTCGCTTCCCTGTTTTCGCCTAACAATTTTCCAGAGTTCAACACAGCCGGGGATATCGGAATCGTGGATTCGATAAAGAGCGGCGTGGGCGTGGTATTCCTCAGCAAAGATCTCGTGGTGAGGTCGATCGGAGTATCTGAGGAGAGATTTAAGCCAGTGGGCGATTTCTCTTGCCCAGGTTCTAAAGATTGCCACATTGTTTGAGCTGCTCGGGGTGGATGCGTCTCATCTCAGGCGTGAGCAGTCCTGTTCTTTGCTCAGAGTTCCCTTGTCATCCGCAATCATCGAATTTTTGCGTATTTCTTCTCTGCGGATGGGAATGTTTCACTAAACGCCGTACTTCAAAGCCTTTTAGCTGCAACCCTATCCAGAGTTTCTTATGCACCCGAAAACAGCCACATCTGAAGGCTTCACGCTGATCGAGCTTTTGGTCGTCATCATCATCATCGGCATTTTGTCTGCGATCGCGCTTCCATCCTTCCTGAACCAAGCGAATAAAGCCAAACAGTCTGAAGCCAAAACCTACACGGGCACCTTAAACCGAGTTCAGCAGGCTCATTATCTTGAGAGAAGTCAATTCGCCTCTAGCTTGGTTGATCTCGCAAACCCGGTGCCTTCACAAACGGAAAACTATACCTACACGTTCTCTCCAGTTCCCGATGGAGCGCTGTCGGTCATCAACTACGGGACTTCTAGCAAGGAGGCACTGAAATCTTATGCAGGGATGGTGGCTATCTCGGTTGTGGAGGCGAGTAGCGATGCGACCACGACCGCTGTTTTGTGTGAGTCGAACACTCCTGGATCAGTTGCAACGGCAGATCCGATCGCGCCTCCTGTCAACACAGCCGATCAACCAACGTGCGCCGAAGGAACGACAAAACTCTGATGCAAGCTTTTTACGATCGCATTCAGGCTTTAGAGGGTCAAGTCACGTCGCTCAAGTCTGAACTTGAGCAAGTCCAAGCCGATCGGCTGCAAGAAGCGGCTGTCCTTTCAGAGCGACTTGACGAACTTGAAACGCTCCATCAACAACGGACGGGCAAAATCGCTAAAACCATCACCAGCAACCGCCGAGTTCTCGCACTGTGCCTGCTCTGGATTGCATCAATACTGGCGATCGGGCTGATGTTGGCGGTTGATCTGGCAGACGGCAAGATCGACAACGCAAAACAGGAGATGGATATTATCGGATCAGCGGCAGGCGCGATCGGGAGCTTAAGCGTCCTGGTGGCTGCGGGGGGAGCCGACAAACAACTGAAGCGTTAAGGGTAGTAGGATGCGTTGTGAAAAGTTTTATCGGTCGTGGGCTTGTAGGTGACTTTGGCTTTAATCGTCGATTTTGTGGTGTTTGCACTAAGAGCGTAGACATCGATATCCCAGGTAGATTTGCTCAGATCATCGTATTTTGTAATGTAATATTTTCCGTTTACAAAAGTGCCAAGACGATAAACTGCGCCATAGGTGGGGGACGCTGATATAAAACTTTGCCCAGGAGGTAAGTTTCCGGCAATCACTTCATCGCTCGATCCAGTAATCATTCGATACTGATCCGAGAAAACATTATCGTTTGCGACGCGCTGTCCAGTAAGAACTCGATAAACTGCTGAGTTCCCTGTTTTATCTATAACTATTGGGAAAGGAGTAGAAGAATTGTAACTATCAGTAATGACCACTGAACCTTCAATATGGCTAGACAGACTAGAGGATACTAACCTTGTAACATTAGGTGCAATCGCCCTTATGCCGCTCTCGGTGACAGTCAGTAAAACTCCGTTACTATCGGTGGTAGCAATTGATCCTGAGTAAGTTTGTATTTGGTTTTTATATAAGCTTTTAGTGACGGGCTGTATGATTTGAAAGGGTCCATCTCCGCCGAAAATGTTTGTCCCTGAGATGTATTTACTCCAAAATCCATTGCCTACATAGTCGTAGCCTGACCTTACATCGTAAGTTTCGTCAACTACCCAAGTCTCATCACCCATCACCTGTGAGTGAAATATTCCAGTAGCCGCATTGGTTGCCCAAGAAACACCCACAATAAACGAGTTTCCTCCTCTGTTATCGATTGACGCAATAAAAACGCTTCCGACTGCGGGAATGCTGCCAATCTTTTTAGGTCTAGGACGATCGCCCCACAGGTAAAACACCCTCTGATCGCCCTCGATCACAGAATATAAAACCTTAATTTTGCCCCCGGTTTCAAGCTTAGGTCGCGCCCGCCGATCGGTATGCACCGCTTCACGAACGATCGCCGACTCATGCGCCCCTACCACAATCCAAGAGCCGTCTTCAAGCTTCAACGCAGACACCTTTGAAGGGCTGCACTGATTCCATGCGGTGCCCGTCGCGGTGTAGGGCTGATGGTCGATCGGGTTGACATAGGTAAACGTGATCGAGCCGCCTGGATTTGCTGCACCAGCGATCGTGCCCTCGACAATGCTCACCGCCTGAGCGCGAAGAGAGTTTAGCTGATCGGCTATTTGCTGAGGAGTGCGATCGGACATCAGAGCGCTCCTACCAGTGTGGCGACTGCGGTTGAGAAGTTAGCGACATCCGTAGGGGTCAAGCCTGTTGCAGCAAAACTGAAGGTTAGCTTACGAAAGGATACTCCAGATCCACTGGTGCCGCTGGCAAACGAATAGAAGGCGTTGAGCGCAGAAGGCATGGGAGATGTTGCTGGCGTGGCAATCCCGTACTGTGTGCCGCTCAGGTAGTATCGAGCATCGGTCGGGCTAGTGCGAGACAGGACGCAGAAACCCGCGCCTCCTGGGGAGGTTATCGAAATCGCGCCATTGGGTAATTCAAAAGAAGGGGCGTAACAGTTGCCATCCGTCCATTTTGCCGAAATCACAAACAGGGCACTTGCTGAAACATTGCACCCTACATCGTCTACAGCATAGCCGACATCGGTTTTGCTATAAGTCCCGATCGCCGCGCTGCTGCCGGGAGTATTGCCATAGAGACTGTAGTTATGGTTGATGTAACCTGACCCGTTGCCTTGGATACCTGCGCCACTACCTGACGCAGTGTAATCGCTGATAGAGAATCCTATTAACGTTGCGGCTGTGTTGGTGGGGTGTAGAAGCGGTGCCATTGCAGACGCGATCGTGGTTGTACCCGCGAACAACTGCAAAAGTTTGAGGTTGGCATAGTAACTCTGAGATTTAATCGCCACAAAGAAGGCATCAACCGCCGCAGTTCCCGCCGTTGTGGGTTGACCGCCCAGCCCTTGCACTCTTGAGATCCATGATGATGTCTCAGTCTGTAGCGATATCGCCGCCCCAAACCCCGCAGGTCTAATCAAATTTGGAAACATTAGGCGTAACCCTTTCCTAAATCGCATTGCACTATCAGCCCAGCGTAGGAGCGGCAAGAGAGGATATCGATCGCGCCTGCCGCTGTACTAAGGGTTGGGACCGTGCCCCCCGGAAACTTGTAGGCAGTGCCATAAGTTAGCGTTTGCCCTGCTGGAGTGATTCGGATTTCAAAGTTCGATCCTGCCTGCAAGTTAGTCGGATTAGCCAAAGCCCTAGCCCCAGCAAGCGTGACGGTGTACATGTTTGAGAGACTCACATCAATGGCAATTGAGGCAGCGTCCGTCAGTGCCACCGGAGTTGATCGCTGGGCTTTTGTATAGGCTTGAGATTTATCTAGAGTGGCAATCGTTGACTCTGCCCCACTGCTAGGATCTCGCAGCGTCAGGATACCGCCAGAATTCCTCAAGGCAAGCTGGGTAGCGGTCGTAGCCAGTGAAGCAGTCGCCTCGATAATCAGTCCACCCGCCGCCGTTACGGTTCCTGGTGATCCCGTCTCCCCTGGCAAACCTTGAGCGCCCGTAACCCCTACATTTCCTTGGCTTCCCGTCTCCCCTGGCAAACCTTGAGCGCCCGTAACCCCTACATTTCCTTGGCTTCCCGTCGCACCTGCTACCCCTTGAATCCCCGTCGCGCCCACAGGTCCAATAATCGTCGCCTGAAACGTCCAAGTGGTGAAACTCGTCTTCTGGTACAGTTTTCCGTTGTCTGCCGATGCGACGTTCGCCACGATCGCGATATCTCCAATCCCGCCCGGAGTCGTCGAAGTGGGTGCCACAGTCAGGGTGTAAATTGCGTTTGAAACATCTGCGACCCATCTCCCCGCCTGACCAATCGCGATCGCGCCTGGTTTGACGATCATATTCCCGTCATCAGTGTCGGTTGACGATGGGAGGTATCGATAGGGATTATTTACCCCCGCGACATAGCGAGACTGGTAGGCAATTATCTGAGCAGTTGGCACGGCTCTAAGGTCAGCGATCGCCCCAACTGCGGGTCCCCAATACTGTGAGGCTTGCTCAATCTGAGCTTGAGTGAGTGTGCTCGTAAACAGGCATCCGTCGATCGAGCTATGGCTGATAGCGCTGATCTGAGTGCCATCAAATTGATAAGCAAAGGCGACCTCGATCGTTCCTGCTGGCAAATCACCCACACCCGCCGCCGTCACGGTTGCTGAAACCGCATCAAACAGGCAGAAATCAAGGCTAGGGGCGGCTGGAACTGTGGATATTGTGACTCCTGAACTCCATCCGCTGACCTGAAAAGTTTGAGTTGCACCATCCACGATCAAACGTCCTTCAAACTTTTTAATCGTGGCAACACTAGCCACGGTCGATCGCAGGTATAGAGTGAGTAGCTGACAGTTAAACTCACCCTGAGAATTGCCTGAGAGCAGCGGATCGGGGTAGCTTGCGCGAATCGTGCCACTCGTGCCATTTGAGGGATAAGTGCAGATGATATTGATGCCACTACCCGCGCCGATCGTCAACGGGCTTGACCAGGGCGAAGCATTCCCCACGCCGGCGACGGTTGAAATCTTAGCTCTGATTGCCTCAGTGTCCAGCTTTGCCTCAGCTTTGAGGTAGACAGATCCGTTTGAATTTATGTAGAGGAACTGATAGGCGTTGGGTTGAAGCCCCACAACCAAACTAGGCGAAACTCCCAGAAACGATCGGGAATTGACCAAGCCCGATCGTTTCAGGCACTTTGCCCCAACTTTGCGCGGGATGACGATGCCCCGATCGAACTCAGGGTAGATTCTGTCACCTTGCGCCGAACCGCCTTCGACAAACGACCCAGCTTGCAGAGCCAGACCTACGGATATCTGGATTAGTGCATGGTTAGAAACCTGATTATTGAGAAACTCAGGTCTTAGATTTGGGTAGATATCGATCGAATAAGCTTCTCCCGGCTGCAAGTCATCTTGCAGGATTAAGTCGGTTTTCTTGTTTTCAAATAGAATCTCTTGATCAACCCCTAGCATCGATATACCCGCCGTCGTCGTCGTGCGGATCGACCCATCGGATATGTTGACATAACCCCTGAAAATAATGCGTAGCAAGCCTTCAAGCAGTCCTGACGCGGGGGCACCGTCGAGCGTCACCCCGATCATTACCCGCAAACCAGAAGGGATGACTTCGCTGCTGTCGTTGACCAGCCAAAACCGTTCCTTGACTCCATTTGAGCCATTGAGCGCGTAGGGAGGAGGCACGATCGCGCCCTCGCTAATGGTGCTGATATCCTGAGCACATCCACCCGGATCGGTTGTGTTGGCGACGATCGTAGAAAAACCTCCGACTCTAACCCAGTTTCCCGGTGCGGGTGCTGAGGTCAGAACAGAGGTCGCGTTAGATGTTTGTGTGTTGAGAGCATCGTACTCGAAAACATAATTCAGTGACGCAACGCCGCGACGCATTCCCCTAATCAGATTTGTGGTAGGCAGAGTAGACGGAGAGGCGACGATCGCGCTCAGATTGAAATGCTCATCAGTTGAGAGCGCGATCGACGTTGGCAAGCTGATATTAGCCCCGCCTGAGCCTTGGGCAGCAACCCTGGCAACCTGCACAAAATCGGCTGCTGTGTTGGTGAGTGAGGTTGAGATGACGTAATCGCTGAAATATTCACCTGGATTGTGAACCGTCGAGGGTAGCGTGATGGTGACTTGCTGACCAATGCCGATCGTGACCGGACCTACGATCGGGCTGAGTAAGTTGTACCCCGCGATATTTTGACCCTGAAGCGCAAAGTAGAGGGTGCGACTGGCTGTAGTGGTTCCGCCGCTTGTGATAGCGAGGGTAGGTGCTGGAAGGCTCGATCGACCGTTGGCAAACTGTAGGAGCATAAGGCGCACGGACTCACAATCTAGCAAGGTTAGGCTGGACGGGGTTTAGAGCCGATCTATTAAGCATTGGGCAGCAACCCCCAATACTCCAACCGGATGCGCGATCGCCCTCTTACTTTACCTGTTGCTGTGCAGCGATTGACGGACCGGAACTGCCGCCGCCCTCTGAATCACGATCGGGACACCGCCCCCATAGTCAGCAGTAATAGAGTTGCCCCCCGGTGCCGCTTGAATAGTGGGAGGTTGAAATAGTGATGCGTAGAGCGCTGCAACTTCTTGAGCCGTGGCGATGCGTGTCATTAGTAGTTGCCTCTGCCTTGTAGTGTTGGCGGAACAATCTCCCCGATCGTCAGCCCAAAAACTCGTGAATTGAATATCGTCCCGCCCCCTGAGAGGCGGCGGCGAGTAGTCGTGAAGGGAATCGTCCGATCGATACCTGCTTTTAGCACCGTGTTTCGTGGAGCCACTAGCAAAGGATAGCCGTCAAGAACTCCCTGAATCAGAATGGTATTTTCAACGCTGATCACCCGCGTCTTATGAGTTGCGCCCCCATCGTTTAGGTTCACATAATCGAGCGGTCGAATCTGGTGATTAGTCGGGATTGTGGCGCTAAATTCTACCGATTCCTGAATATCCTTATATTTTAGATCGGTTGCTGCCCCTACGATACCCTGAGCCAGATAGACTGCCTTGGGAAACCCGATCGAGCTAGTCGAGGGGTCGTTGGGCGTGTATCCCGGAGTGCAGAGCACATAATCAAAGTTTGCCTCTTGAGGCAGTTTATAAATGTTGGGGTTTCCCGAAACGGCTTCTGGCTCATCCTTCTCGTAGATATCAGGTAGTTTTTGGGCGGCTCCCGGTCTGCCGCTACTGGATGAGAATGTCCGCTTCCCAACATATTCGCCAAACTGAGCGCCCTGAGAACCTATCTCGTATTCGTAGGTAATAAACTGATCTTCGTCGGTCTTGAATTTATAGTTTTTATCGTTTGTTCGGACACGAGTAGAGTTGGAATCAAGGATCTCGATCGCGCTCTCATGTAGCCTCTCCTCCCCTTGAGTCAGGTCGGGCAGTGGCTCATCGGGGGTAGTGTCAGGGTTGCGAGTGTGGGCAAAGTTGGTGCTATAGCTGAGTGTCGCCATTACGGTCATAGGCTCGACAAAGTTAGGATCTTTGACCGATACCATACTGCTGCTGCCGTCTGGGTTGCACCGCTTCACCATCTCGGAGGGGATCGGGGTTAGCTGCGCGTCACCATAGTGTTGTGCAAACTGCTCTAAAACTTTCTGCTCCACGGCATAGGTCGGAATCGTCCCAAACTCGTACAGAGTTTTTTCATATTGACTCTGAGAATCTGTTGCACCAACCAGCCCTAGCACTTCTAGCCCGTCTGTCTCTTGCTTATACCTGCCCAACTTAAAGCCCGTCATCTTGCTGCCCGTAACGTAGCGAGTCGTGTAGTCATACAGCGTTTCGGTTGTCTCTTGCTGCACGATGCCCCAAAAACTAGCGGCGTTGCCAATCACCGGACCGTGCTTTAATCCGCCCGTCCCGATCGGGAGTCCTGCGTTTAAGTCCTCTGTCACCTGAGTTGATAGAAACGCCGCCCCGTAAACCGTTCGGACTTTGTGCATCTCAACCCCGTCCACCGTGGTGACGGCGATCGCTTCTTGAGTGGGACCTGACCCGTCGAAGTTCATCCCCATGTTGCGGATTGTTACAAAACTAGCGGGTGGGGTGTCTGCGTTGACGTTGCCTGATTTGAGCACCTTGACGATCGGGTCGCGTCGCTTCCAGTTGCCTGATGCCCCGCTAGATGCAGCGTTAGTGTTAGGAGGCTCTGTGAACTCACCTGACAGCTTGGTGGCTGGATACTCTACTGCATAACCCTCTACGCCTGGGCTGTAGGTTGTGTCACCTTTAAGGGCGATCGAGATTTCAGGCACCGTGTAAGACCAGCGATCGCCGCTCTCAATATCCCGCGCATAAACTGCATCGGGTCGGGTGTAGTCGAGGTAGCAACCGTTGTGGCGCTTCAGTTCGTCGGCGGTCTGTTGCCATTGACCCGTCGCTCCGCGTGGCGAGTCTTTGGCGATCGCGACGCTCCAAACATCGAGGGGCGGGACGGGTGCGACCATGTACGGGGTCAGATTAAAAAACACCGATGGAAAGGGTTTGATCCCTGCTTTTGCAAGGATTTGATCGCGAGTGCTGGCAGACGAGAAGCCGACAAAGTTGACCCCCGATCGGGCTGCCAACTCACTGACTGAGATTCTGAGGGGTCGAGCTTTTCTGAGTTCCTGATAGGTTGTAAATAACTGGCAAGCGGGGTCATTGTATGCCCGTCCGTCCGGTATGGGAGGGTTAGCCGATGGAAGGAGGAACACGGGTCGCTGGTACTTCTTAGCCTCCCATTTGCCGCCTAGAGAGATAGAAACCTCCCAATATCGCCCTGGGGCATCGCGAGTATTGATTAGCTTCTTGGTGTAGGAATTGACCAGAAAGCCAATCCTCGCAAACGATAGCTCAGTCCCTTTTTTGAATCTGGCATCGACTAACGCGCAATCGTCATCGCCAATCACTCTCAGGCTAATCGAGCCGCTGGGATGGTTCTCAGCCGAGAGCGACCACTTGACCTCTGCCACTACAGGCAAGCCGTAGAAGATTTGCAGAATAGAGGGATCTACATAATCGGTCGGTGTAGTTTCAGCGCCGCCCAGAATTTGAATAGGCAAGCCGGGGCGAATGGGCGCGATCGGGGTCAGGGTGGCAGATTGACCCGAAAGGGTGAACTCACCAGGTCGCGGGTTCAAAGGATCTTGTGCTGGAGTGTAGATTGACCCGCCGATCGCGATCGCGTCCACCTGAACCAATGACCCGATATTAACGGTGTTGCCTGTGGCGATGGCATTGACGATCGTGGGCGCGGCTGTGACCTGTAAGCCTGGGAGGGTATAGTTTGCCTGGAAGTCGATTTGAGCCAAGGACGCGAGACTATCGCCCGTTTTGAAGGACGCGATCGGGGCTAGGTTATTGGGTGACGCAACGATCGGGAGTTGAGTATTTTCGAGTCTCCACATATCAATTCTTCCTGGGCTTGTCGATCGTAACCATCCGAGTATTAACGCCTGTTGGGTTGTCGCTGGTCTTAAAGCTTCCTTCTGGCAACTTCTCAGAAACACCTTTATTGTCAAGCCAGTCTCTAAAGTCCGTCGCTTTTTTGTCGCCTCTAAAGAATCCGCCCTCACCCATAATCGCAACCATCTTGCCACCCGGAGCAAGTTGATCGTAGGCGTGGCGAACGTGATCGATATCTTGCCCGTTCTCGAACGGTGGATTCATGACGATCCGATCGTACTGCCCCTTATGCTCTAAAAAATCCTCTCGGAGTGGGTTGTGTCCCTTCGCTTTGAGGATGTCATGCAGTGAGCTATAAGGCTCGATCGCGGTGACATCTGCGGTTGGTTGTGCTTGCTTGATGGCATCCACGAGAGAACCCTTACCCGCCGATGGTTCTAAAACTCTCATCCCCGGTTTGATGTCGGCTTCATCGACTAGCCTCTCTGCCAATGGCTTAGGAGTGGGGAAGTAGCCATCGATCTTCTTGCCAACTAGATCGCGCTCCATCGCCTTGATTGGATCGGCTTTAGCAGCATCGCCCCGATATTGCAGATATTCGCGAAGTGCTGACTTGAGTTCTGTCGGAGATTTGATATCTAACTTTTGAAGCCGATCGTAGTCTGAAAAAGTTTGCTTTCTCCGCTCGTCGTCATAGCGATCGCCTCCTAGCGCCTTATGAGCCTTAGTCAAGAACCCTCTCAGATCCTCAATATCAGTAGGGCTTTTGAACCGGACGAGATGCTGATCTTCCCCATTGAGAGCCGCGACTTTCTTAAGCATCCGATCTGCTTGCAGCTTCAGCCCTGGTTTATCGCGAACCGACAGAGCGAACTTTTGCAGGTTTTCTTTATGCAAGTAGGGATAGGGATACTCAGCATGGTCAATATCTGAATCCCTAGCGGGTCTTTCGCGTTCGTGCTCTCGTTCTCGATAGGGTAGCTTGCTAATCGCATCGGTTCGGCTGTAAGCGTACTGTGCAGCGTTCACCATCTGAGTCATCTGGACAAAATCGGCTTTTGTGCTCAGACGATCGATAAATTTGACATCGTTGTTTCTGATCGCTTCTGCGGTATTGTGCATAGTCGTAGCAAGGTTGAGATTACCCCTAGCGGCACCTTCCGCCGAGCTTGCCATGCTTGCCCGTCTTGCGGTGTTGGCAAGGCGATCGCGCCCTGAATCCTCTTCTGACGACTGTTTGAGCCTGTCTGCCTGCTCCTGAATCCGATCGGCGGCTCTCGATTTGCTGTCCTCCTGTTTGTGAGCGTGTTTCTCCTCACCGGACACCCGATCGAGGCTCATGAATTTATCAGCCCCGTCTTTATCGTCAAAGATGAAGCCCTTAGACCATTTCGAGTAATAGCCGCCTAACTTCTTGGCTCTGATGTTTAGCTCGTCATACTTATCCCGATCGACTCGGTTCGACATTTTGACAACGTGAATGTCAGTGCCTTTTTTCGTGTGCTGCTCTTGGGAGTAGGAAAACTCTGTATTTTCAAGCTTTGTGGGTGCCACGTCAGCTTTTCGCGCTGCCTGTACGCTTCGCTGCCCTTTGCTGCTCTCAGTTTGCAGATCTTCAAACGTACGCTTCTGCTCTGGAGTGAGAGATTTTTCACCCTTGTACATGACAAAGGTTCTGAACTCGTCGAGGGTTTCAGGGTTCTTAACTGCCTTGACGGTGGCAGCAAATCGGGCTTTGCGTTCTGCCCCTGATTTCTGGATGCTTTCGTCAGTCCATTCTTTTACAGCCTTGTCGATCGCCTTGTGCCTAGCAGCCTTAGACCCTGCGGGGGTCATCTCTCCCATAGAGTAGCTGAGTGATCCGGGCGCAAAGGTTGATTCTATGGAGTCAACGGCACTCTTCACCATCTCGGCTTTTTTATCGCTACTGCGAACGTGCATTCCGCCATACTTCATTAAGTCGGCTTTCTTGAGCTTGCCTAAATCGCTCTCGATTAGCTGTGGATTAGCTTTGTATCTCTCCCACGAGTGCCGCATTTCGTCGGCGGTTGCTTCGCCTCTCGATAGCCGCCCTCTTAAATCTTGGAACTCCTCGATCGAGATGGGTTTATCAACAGGGGGTAAGTCTCGCTTGGGTGCAGACTTCGCCGCTTTCTTTGCAGCAGGCTTAAGGTTTTGAGCGTTGCCCCGTTTAGGCTTCATCTCAGGTTTGCCCGATCGGATAGCCTTCACCTCAACTGCCAGAGCCTTTGCCGCGATCGCTCGTTTCTCTTGCTGAGTGAGTTCACGCCCTAGAGACTTTTCCTTAGCGGTCATGGCTCGTTTGATGCTTCGCAGAATCCGCCCTTTAACCTGAGCTTTGCGAACCGAACTATCGCCGCCTTCTTTGGTCGCATTGAACGCGATCGCTTTGCGGCGTGTGGCTTGTGATTTGTGTGCCCTTGCTTCGTCGTGCAGTCCCAACTTAGAAAGCAGAGCCGCCTTACCCAAGCGGGAATAGCCCTTGAGGTTCCTCTGTCCTTGCCCTCTGGCGTATCTCTGCTTTGCTGTCTGTCTGAGTTGCTGAACGTTCACGGGGGATGCTGTAGTGGGTTGCATCCCCTCTGAGGCGTGGGCAGTCCTACGGGTTAGAGTTCCCCTATCGGAGCCTCATCTGCTTCTCTCTAAACTTTAGAGTGAACCCGCCCTTTAGCCAGCCGCGCCCGTCTTCTGCCAGCACTCGCCCACTTTGGGACTGTGGAGGCTCGATCGCGCCCATCCTCAACGTATAGCCTTGCGCCCTGTCTTCGGCTTCTGGCAAGCAAAAGTCGAACACTCTGATATCTGTCTTCGTGCGCCTATCAGATGAAGTGCTGAGGGTGACGATGCGTTGAATGATATAAAAAATGATGTCCCGATCGTCGCCTATCTTCAGATCAAACCCCGGCGCAAATGCCCTCACAGCGTACTGTGTAGCATTCAGCGATCTAATGTATTCCGGTTCGCCACTTTTGAAGGTAGCGATCTGAGTGTAGCGATCGGGGCTGATCATCAACTTGAGGCAGAAAACGCCGTTAAACGTTTCATAGTCGCAGTCACGCCCTCCGAAATCGGTTCGGAGTTGGGCAGGGCATTCGATGAGGATTCGTTGGATAGGCACGGGTGAAGGCTCGATCGGGTCTGTTTACTAGAGTTCCCTAAGTGTTTGCAGTCTTAGCCTTAGCCAGTCTGCCCACATCATAGAGTTGGTTGAGAATCTGTTGCGAGACAGTATCAGCCGCTTTTCCGTTTGCGATATCGGCTCCGTTTAAGTTATTGGTGATCGAGTTGGTCTGATTGACGTTGCCCAACCTCCCCAACTTGGCGAAGCCTTGAACGATCGCATCTCCGATCGCCGCCCTCAGTCCAGTCAAACCGCCCTCAGATGCCGCCACAGCCTGAGAGGTTCCCGATGGTAACGATTGCTGAACGCCAAACCCTTGAGGAATCGCGGCTTGAGTCGGATTAACCACAGCGTTGATTCGTTGCTGAACCCCGCCCCCTCTCAGCTTGGCAAGCTCAGTACGGTAAAAGTCATCATAGTTACCCGCCTTCGTTGCTGAAACCGATACGGTAGCGTCGCCATACTGTGCGGCGTTTCGGGCTTTGTCAGCAGACTGATTGGCAATCTCCAGATCGTCACCCCGCCCTCTAGTCTCTTTTGCCAGATCTGCCCGTGCCTGGTCACGCTTCAGATCTTGACTCACTGCCAACGATCGGCGTTTAGCAGCATCTAACCCCGCTTGCTGTGCGCCCTGATCTTCTAGCAAGCGACCCTGAAATCGAGTGCCGATCACCTCATCTTGACTCGCCTTTACCGATAGATCCGCTGCGTTCTTATCGGCTGCGGTTGCTTTGGGGTCAGCCTTGGTTTTAGCCTGTTCTGCGATCGACTTGGCTAAACCCGCTTCAGATTTTGATTGAGCGATGCGATTCTGGATAATCTCTCGATCGAGCAGTGCTTTATTTTTGGCTTGCTCTAGATCGAGGGATTGCCGCTCTAGTTCCTGTTCCCGATCGAGGAATGCCAATCGACTACGCGCTGCTTCTTCTCTGAGTGTGCGCTTTTGATATTCGTTCGTGAGCAGCGACTCCGCGATCTTGTATTCACCATCGATATAACCAGAGATGGCGCTCTGCAAGTCCTTTTGAGCCGAAAGCAGGGTATTTTGACGCTCTAGATTCTTAACTAAATAATCTTGAGCCGTTGAAATGCGTTGCAGCCCTTGCTCTTGCTCGGTGTAGTAGTTGGTCGTCGCCTTCAACTGTTGGTCAATCTTGTCCGAGATCACCTTAAAGGTCGATTCCTGCTGCTCTCGCTCGTTTTGCAGCAGTTGCAGGGTGAGTTCTCCGGTGCGTTGACGACTGGCTCTAATCTTTGTCTGCCGTTCCTCCTCCTTCGCCTCATCAGTGAGTTTGGGCAGAGCCGCGATCGCTGCCGTCTTCTCAGTCTCTAATTTCAGTTCCTCTTCTAAAAGTTTGCGCTTTTCTTTGAGGTTGCGATCGGACGCTTCGGCTTCTCGAATCTCTCGCTTGTTGAGGAGCTTCTGAGTGGCGATCTCTGACTCGGTTTCAGCTTCTTTGACTAAATCAAGGGCTTTTTTCTGTGAGCGGTCTAGAATGGCGATCTTTTCAGATTCAAACTTCTCGATCGCGTCCACCTGCTGTTTGCGGATATCCGCCTCCTCGATCGCAAGCTTCCTCAGCGCCTCGGTGTTGCCTTTGGGGATGCGCGATCGCTGCTCTGCAATCAGTTCAAGTTCTTTCGCTAATCGAGTTTGAGTCAGTTGAAGCAGTCCATCGGCGTATTGAGTCTCGCTGATTAGCCCCTGAGACTTGTTTGCTTCCAGTAGCGACGATTCGAGCTTTGACTGATCGCGCAACAGAGCGATTTTCTGTTCGCCATACTTCTGTACGACATCTACCTGCTTTTTGCGGATCTCGGCTTCTTGAGCATCTAGCGCTTCGTTTCCCTCTTTGTCCTTGGGGTCAAGCGCCTTACGTTTGGTGGCAATCTGCCTGAGTTCTTCAGATAGTCGATTCTGGCTGATTCCGAGCGACTTATCGGCAAAGGCTTGCTCAGTGATTAGCCCCTGAGCCTTCTTGCCGTCAAGCTCTTTTTGACCCTCATCAAAGTCTTTGAGGCGTTCTTGGTTCTCGTGGTCGCGCCCCTCTTTGGCATTTTTAGCGAGGTCAGTCTGACCTGTTTTCTCTTGCTGCTTTAACTGTTTAAGCTTGGTTTCGCTGCCTCTACCCTCAGCGATCGCGCTCTCTTCTGCCAAGATTGCCGATCGGGTGTCGTTGAGTTGATTATTTAGCTCAATACGCTTGAGGGCAGTGGTTTCTTTAGCTCCTTCTGCGTCACCTGTTCGACCCGACGCGACGGCTTCAGAGACTTCTGCGATCTGCCCTTCAACGTCCGTTTTCTCCAGGTCTAGAGCATCTTTACGAACTTTGGTAATGGCATCGATCGCGAGTTTCTGAGTCTCAAAATCAGCGCGGCGATCGCTGGCTAACTGATTGAGTTGGTCTTCTGCCTGAGTCGCAGAAATGGTTCCCGCTTCGACCGCTTCTTTAATCAAAGGGATAATTCCCTTCGATGCCTCGTCAAACTTCGCTTGATCTACAGGGCTGTCAACCGTTTTCTTATATGCCTTAATCCGGTTGGTCAGTTGCTCAAACTCGTTCCCCCGCTCAACTAGAGGCTTATTGTCGAATGTGACATCAGACGACAGACCCCCTAACGTCTCCTTCAATTTCTCCAGTTGCTTAATTTGAGATGCTTGGTTAGCGCGCCCCTCGTCGCCCACTACTTTGAGCTTTTTGAGAGAGTCAATCTCTGAATCGATCGCTTCAACCTGTCCCTTCCCCTGAGAGAGAAGCTTTTTATTTGCCTCTAACTCTTCTTTGGTCAGAGCCACCCCCGATTTTTTAGCCTCATCGCTTTTGTTCTTGGCGTTTTTGAGCTTAAATGCGAGCGCGATCGAGTCCTCACCGACCTTGTTGGTTTGCTGCCCAAACTGCTCTAGCTCATCGTTTGAAACCCTCAAGTCTTGGGTGTATTTAACCAAACCCGTGAGAGCGATCGCGCCTGCTATGGCGATCAAAGGAGCCGCAACCGCAGCCGCCGCGATCGCTAGGGGACCAAGCTCTGCAATCAGTCCGGCAAATCCTCCCGCTTTAGCTGCTGACATTGCGGTGGTGATCGCTTTGCTGAGAGCGAGAAACCGACCCCCGATAATCTCCAGCTTCATTCCTTCCATCGCCGAACCCAGTAGGGCGATGTTGCTGGCAAAGTTGGTGAAGAAGCCGACAACATTTGTCGCTATGAGCGCTAAAAGCTCAGTCCGATAAAGCGCTGTAGCAATGGCTAACGCGCCAACGGCAAGGGCTAACGCGGTTGTAGGACTGAGCAAGTCACCAATCACCTTCAGGAATTCACTGAAAACAACCACTAGCTGACTGGCTTCTACTACGATCGCCGCGATCGCAGTCCCTACCTGAATAAAGATCGGGGTTAGGTTCTGGAACGCTGCCAACAGAGCAACGGCGGTGTTGCCCAGTGCCGCGCCGAGACTGTCGATCGCAGGTTGAAGTGCTGTGATGATTGGATTGACGACATCTAGGATCGCAGTCACAGCCGCGACAGAGAAATTCTGTAGCGCTTCCTGCTTCTCTTTGATGAACTCGTAAAACTGGTTTAGCTCCTTGAGGAGTAAATCTAGAAGCGGTGCCCCGGCTGCCTGGGTTGTGAGTTGAACAATCTCCTTGAGGTTGCTCGTTACCCCTGCAAAACTTTGAGCCGCTAACCCCTGCGCCTCTCTCAGCGCCTCGGTTTTGGTCTGGATGAACTCGTAAAGCTTGCCTTCTGCCGCCTTCTGACGGACGATCTCGTTCGTGATTCCGAGGGATTTAGCAAGCTGGTTGTAAGTGGTGACTTCACCCCGCGCGATCGACTGGATTTCCTGCGATCGTTGGAACTCAGTCAATCCGAGCGTAGTGGATGCTGCTGTCAGCGCGATCGTGGTCTTCTCTGCCTGTTTGAGGTTTAGACCTAATCCGCCTGATGCCTGCGCGATCGCCTGAAAGCTGCCTACTAGCTCGGTAGACGTGACCCCCGCGAGAGATAAGCTATCCGTTCTTAAAACGTTTAACTGCTCTGATACAGCGGTTCCGGCTGCTTTGATAGCCTCGATCGGTTTGGTAGCTGTTTCCCCGTCTACCTTGACCTGTTGAGTCGCGGCGAGAGTGGCAGACACCGATAAAATTTGCTGTCTAAGCTCAATGTTTTGGGCGATCAGCCCTTCAAAAACGGGTCTGGCGAGGTGTTCTAGTTCCCCGATCGCGCCCGTCACCTGGTTAAAGGCAAACGCCGTCTTGACGATTTCGTTCTCAGCGACTAGCTCATGAAAGCCCTGAAACGCACGGGTTAGGAGGTTTCCTTGCTTTGAAGTGCCCTCGATACTCTTGCCTAGCTTGTCAAACCCATCAGCGCTGCCGCCTAGCGCGGTCGCGGCTTGTGATAGCCCCTTGAACTGATCAACCGTGATTCCTAGCTCATTATTGAGCTTGTCAAACTGCTCAGAAAAACCAAGTTTGACCGAGTTAAATTGCTGAATCTGTCGCAGAGCGTTCGCGGCTTGCTCTGCCGTCACCCCTAGCGCTTGGGCTAGTTTGTCGATTTGGTCAGAACTGCCGCTAAAGCCCTGTCCTAAAATTTGTGAGATTGCATCAGCCACAGTTGCCACGAACGATCGGTTGGTTGCGTCTCAACTGAGGCGTGAGCAGTCCTAGAGCTAGAGTTCCCTAGTCGATACTTCGCCCTCGTACCATTTCGCCTCTGCCCGATCGGGTACTGGTCGGCGCATCATTCCCCGACCAAGGCTTTGCTTTGGTGCCACGGGTGACGGTCGGTGAAGATTCTGGCTTGGGTTGAGCGGTTTGTGAGAGTCCAAAGCTTTCCAATACGCGATCGGGAACTGGTTGTCCTTCTTTTAGGGCAGATTGAACAGCCATCTTATGCCAGTCAAGGGTGGCACCTCTCGCAGTTTGACTTCGGCGAGATGGAATTTCTGACTCCCTCAGAATCTTGGCTTGTAGTGCTTCAATCTCCTGAGATCTCTTTGATTTAGAGTTGTACTCGGTATGAGTTATGTAGCTTTCAGCCGTTTGATGCTGCGGCGGCACCTTCCCTTTACCAAACGTAGAAACCAGAGATCGATCTACTTTTTGCTTTAGATCTGCAAAATCGGGGTGTTTTTCAATGACGCTAGAGACTCGACCTTCGAGTGGTTTTGCGATCGCTGAAATTGATTGTCCGTATTTGTTTCTTTCGGCTTCCCAGGGCTGCTTCCCCTCGTAAGAATCCCATTGAGTTCTGTTTTTAGCCTTCTCTGGCTCAGTCACCCGATCGGGGGCTTTAGATTCTGGCTTAGATGCGGTGGACCTGTCAGCAGAAATTAGAGTTTTTTGACCACTTCGACGGGTAACTGTCAGACCTCGATCGCTGCCTCCCATTTCTTTAATGTCGCTGACATCAAGACCTAGATGAGTCGCCGCCATTTGTCTGAGGGTATGAGTATCCTTGCTGTCTAGGTTGTGGAGGTTTTTAGCCATTTCAAGCAGTGTTGCTGACGGCTTTTTCGCCTTCTCTGGCTCAGTCACCCGATCGGGTTGCTTAGATTTTTCTGGGTAGTGATCGTGAATCTCCAAGGCATGATTATAAGACTGTCTCTGCTCGTAGTTTCCCCTAACAACGTTGCCAGACTGCGCCCTCGCTTGGCTGTTTGATTGCATCGAGGTTGATTTCTCGATCGCTCTCAAGTGAGAAGCGCTGTTTCCTGGTTGTGCGCCCAATAATTTGCCGTGCATTTTCTCCAGTTCGGCTCTGGTGTGTATTTTGGCTAGTTGTTGCTCGTGAGGGGTGTACTCCTCATACTTGTATTGAGGGTTTGGTTTTGGCGTAGGCAAGTTTGCCGACTCTCGCGCGGCAATTCTTTCTCTCGCTACCGTTTTGGCTTCATCTAATAGCCTTTTGGCTTCCTTTTTGATCGCTTTTTCGTCTCTTACTTCGATCTGTCTCGGTCGTGTGGCAGACTCAGAAATGAAGCTTGGTTTTGATTCGTTTCGCAGCCTGACGTTTAGCCCCACCGATGTCCGTGTTAGTTCTTTGATCTCGCTATGGTGAACACCTAAGACTCTGGCGGCTGTTTGTTTTACCTTGTCTGTAGCTTGAGAGTCTAGATCTCCCATATTCTTGAACTGAAACAATGTCTGATGATCGTTTGCTGAAATCATGCCTTGCTGTTTGCCGGATTCCCGTTCAGCGACCATCCTTTGTAATTCTTTGCTGATTGCCGCCTTCCCTTGTTCCCCTTTCGGCTCAGTCACCCGATCGGCAACCTCACTTTTTCTAATTCGGCTCTCGCCTTCGTCACCGCGCCCGATCGCCGATCGTCGTTCCTCTTTCTTGCTCAGATTCTCATTGCGAGTGCCTGACGTTGCCCCATATTGCCGCCTCAAGTTGGCGCGATGTTCGGCAACGCTTACGCCGGGAGGTGGGGTGTGGCTGAATGAGGATTTATAGAGAAAATCGTTCGTTCTCTTTTGAGCGGCTTTCTGTTCAGGGGCATCATTAACGCGCTGCCAAATCGCCTGTTTCTCAGTCAATGCCTGTTGAGCCTTCTTGAGACTGGCTTGCTTCATATCCTTAGATAGTGGAGATTTACGGCTTTTTGCCTCTTTCTCCCAGTCATCCAGGTTTTTGATCTCTGTTCTGGCAAAGATATCTCGTGAGGTGTTGAGGGCGTGGCGGCGTTCTGCTTCAGGAATATTCGTGCTGGACTGACCACTACCCTTTTGCGACTGATAGCCTTCAGTTTCTTGCTCAAACTTTTGGCTCTTGGCTAAAACCTGCTGCGGAGTTTTGGCGGTTAGATTCCCAATCCGATCGCTACCCTGAAACATTGCATATCCACCCTCGATCGGCTGAACTGAATGCCCGTGCTTTAGCCCTTGGTTGATGGCGGAAAGGTGTTGCTTCTCCAGTTTTGACAATGAGGCTTTATGCTGCTCAAGCTCCCCTTTCATCGCTTTGTGGTAGCGATCGAAGGGTTGCCCAGTTGATGCACTAATCTCTTTTGCTTTGCGAATGTTTGCCTGAACGTCAGCGATCGAGGCTTTGGTGTTTGAGATTTGAGCCTCAAGATGATTCCCACCCCGCTTAGGCTTGCTCTCAGGAGTGCCCGATCGGATGGCTTTCACCTCAGAGGCTAACGCCCTAGCTGCCACGGTGCGCTTCTCTTCTTGAGTCAGTTTGCGACCCTGTTTTTTCTCTTCAGCAGTGATGCCTCGCTTCACAGAGCGAAGGATTCGACCCTTGATCTGAGCTTTCTTGACCGAACTATCACCGCCCTCTTTGGTCGCGTTGAACGCGATCGCTTTGCGGCGTGTGGCTTGTGATTTGTGTGCCCTTGCCTCTTCGTGCATTCCCAGCTTCGACAGCAGCGCTGCCTTCCCCATGCGGGAATAGCCTTTAAGGTCTCGCCGACCCTTGCCTTGGGCGTATTGAGCTTTTGCGGTCTGCCTGAGTTGTTTGACGTTCACAGAGATGCAGTGTGTAGTGTGTTGCATCTCAACTCAGGCGTGAGCAGTCCTTGATCGATAGGATGCCCAAACAAGAAAGAACCCTGACGATCGGCTTGACCATCAGGGGCACTCGGTTTTTAGAGGCAGACCGTCCTGTTTCAATCTGCTAGTCCGATCGTATCAGCGTTTTTTGCTTTTCTTGCGAGGGTTAAAGGCTTTGGAAGTCTCGATCTGCCTGACGGGTTCAGCCTGCGGTGTTAGCGATTGGGTGAGTTCTGCCAGTTTGCCTGCGTCGATCGCTTTGTTTGCCGATTCTAGACACTTGGCAACGATCATAAATATCTCAGTCACCTCTAGACCCGCTACACCGTAAGGGATTGAGCGAGAGAAGTCATTAAACCAGACTTTATCTTTAGGGAGCGTAGGAAACAATGTCAACAGTCCACTAGCCAGATCCTTGATGGAGTCAGCATCCCCTAAGCTTTGCATCAGCCGTGGCAACATCTTAGAGGCAGACTCTTGGGTGATCGTCGTGAAGTCCTCGTCATCGCCCATCATGGGCTTAAGCAAGGGCATCATGGCTGTGAGTGTAGCGAATTGGGCGGCGTGTTCACTGCCATCGTGCAGAGTGATAGTTAGGGGCATCAGAAAAAGTTAGCTCCAGCGGCTTTAAATTGAGCGTCGATCGAGGCTTGATTCTTTTCAAAGAGTGCCCGATCGCGCTCAGTCTGCAACTCTTTAAGCGCTTCATCGCCTCTGAGCAGGTTTTGAGCCTGTTTCAGGATGTTGATCAAGTCCTGTCTGCAATATCGCCGCGTCATCTCTAAAGCGCTCGACTTGAAGCACAGTTGCAACGCTGCCACTAGATCCGCGTCGTCGTCTCCACTGGTCAATCGAACCTCTCGATCGGATTTAGCCCCTGGCTCTGGCAAACTGTAGCCCATCAGCATCTCTAGATGTGACAGCCCTAGAATGATTGTGGGATCATTCGGGGCTGATTTGTCATCAACGGTATTAGAATCGGTGGCAACAAAAAAAGAGTGGCGGGATGCGGAGGAAAGCTGGCTCGCGTCAAACTTGGGTTTGAGCCGTTGCGCGATCGCTTGATAATATTGCTCAAAGCTTTCAAATAGAATCGGGTCTGTTTGAGGCAGATAGGCATAGTCAAACGTTTGAGTCAGAGTCAGCAGTTCAACGTGATAGGCTCTGATTTTGGAGGCTCGATCGAGCGTAGGAGCTTCTACTAATAAGAAGCTCCCATCAGTGAACTCCAGTCTATGAAAGGGTTTCACTTAGCACGCGCTGCTCAAAGGAATACTCACCATATCGTAGCCCAAGCCAGAAATGCAGGACACGTCTGGCAAGATGCTGAGTTTCATCGTCCGCTCTGGTCCGCTCGCGATGGCTCCGCTCTCAGTCCGTGAACAATTTCTCGCTGAAATCAAGCGAGGATGCGAATCAAAATCAACGCCCATTGCGTAGATGGTAATCAGCCCGATCGGGGTAGCTGTAACAACCGTAGCACCCGTAACAAGTGTCGGGACCCAGACCTTAATATTGACTGCTTTTGCTGCCAAATCAGGAGAAACCGTGAACAACATTGCAGCACCGATCGACATCTGATCTCCGACTAGCGGCGATACAGTCACGTCTTGGATGGCGATCTTGTTTGCGACCTTAGTTAAGGGATCGATGTAGGATGCGAGTGCTCGACTGGTTGCGGCGGTTTGAGCGATCACAGAAGTGCCGATCGTGCCCGTAGGACGAGCGACGGGCATGGATGCAGAGTTAAACTCAGCCAGTGCAAACACCTCGACCGCGCCCGTAGCAGGGGCGACGACGTGACCATGCAGCAGCGCCTCTAACTCCATCACAGCCGAGCCGAACTTGAGTTCGATCACAGGCTCAGAGCCTTTGGGATAGGTGAAGTCAATCACCTCGCGACCGTCACAAGCCAGTGTCATCACTTTTTCGATCTTGTCGCCTGGGTCGATCGAGATTTCTAGAGGATTAGAGGCGATAGCGATCGGGAGGATCACCGGAACGCCTAAGAGTGTAGCCTGTCTGCCAATGAAGCAGCGCGTAATAGTCCTGAATGCCTTAATACTGTCGGATGCCATTTTTAGGGATGCGGGATAGTGGGGTGCATCCCTTCTGAGGCGAGGGCAGTCCTTTATATATTGAGTTTTCCCAATTGATCGGGAACTCTAGAGGTCTGACTTACGAAGTTCTAGGGGTGCCGACAGTCTAAGCAACTGTCGGCTTTTTCTGTGCGAATTAGCGCCGCTATGTCAAATTTGACATAGAGATAGCGCGACCAAGCTGGCTAAAACCACCATTATCAGAAGCCTGTTTAGAACCCCTTGCAGAGTGGGCATTCTCGGATCAGCGCAGGCTAAACAATAACAGCCGAGGCGATGCCATTATCACAAGCATCGTCTATGGCTACTCTGCCAATCAATCAAGTTCTGCTAGGGGACTCGATCGAGATTCTGAAATCTCTGCCAGATAACTCGATCGACTGTTGCGTCACGTCTCCGCCTTATTGGAACCTTCGCGATTATGGGATGTCTGGGCAGATTGGGAACGAGCCAACGATGGGTGAATATGTTGCCTCGATCGTGGCTGTCTTTGCAGAAGTCAGACGAGCATTGAAGCCTGAAGGAACCTGCTGGGTAAACCTCGGAGATACCTATGCCTCTGCTTGGTCGGTCAATCGTCGCAACGTTGTGGGTAATGGCTCGCTAGAGAATGGCAAACGCGCCGATCGACCGAACCGTTTAACCGATGGATTAAAAGAGAAGGATCTCTGCCTGATTCCGCACCGATGCGCGATCGCTCTGCAAGATGACGGCTGGTATGTCAGGCAAGATATCGTCTGGGCAAAAGGTACAAGCGGGGCAAGGCGGGAGGGTAATGTACTTCCTGAATCCGTGAGAGATAGATGCACTAAATCCCACGAATATATTTTCTTATTGACCAAGCAGCCGCGCTATTTCTTTGATGCAGATGCGATTAAAGAACCTGCCCAAGATTGGGGCACTCGCGATCGCAGTCAGTTTAGAAGCGGAACCACTGACCCAAAACTGAAACATCACGGACTCAAAACAAGCCCAACGATGGGCAACCATAGATCGGTGTGGCGCATCAATCCGACCGCCTGTAAAGAAGCCCACTTCGCCACCTTTCCGATCGAGCTACCAACCCTTTGCATCAAAGCAGGTTCACCCGTTGGGGGCGTGATTTTAGATCCGTTTATGGGCGCAGGCACAACCGCGATCGCTGCTCAACAATTAGGTAGGCACTTCATCGGCATCGAGCTAAACCCAGACTATCACGCGATCGCGCTCTCCAGAATCGCCCGATCGCTGGAGGTTGCAGCATGAACAGCATTCAGCCATCAGTCGGCGGCAACTTCTTTTTTGTAGCCGATCGAGACATCCTAAAAGAACTCTTAGCCGATAAGCGAAGCGAAGCGACTCGCAGAGCCTATCAGAGCGACTTGAAAGACTTCTTTTTAACCATCTGCAAGCACGAACCATCGCCCCAATTGATTCGAGAGTTTCTGTGTTTGGAGCGGTTCACAGCGATCGCGCTTGTCTTGCAATACAAGGCTCATCTAATAGACAAGAAGCTGGCAGAGGCAACCGTGAATCGGCGGCTGGCTGCAATCAAGTCACTCGTCACCTTTGCTCAGAAGATCGGCAAGTGCGTCTGGAGCCTGGAAGAAGTCACAGGCGAAAAGATTCAAAGCTACCGAGACACAAGCGGGGTGAGTGGGGATGTCTATCGGCTAATTTTGGAGACGTGCGATCGGGCATCTCTTAAAGGCAAACGAGATTATGCAATCTTGCGGCTGCTTTGGGATAACGCCCTCAGACGCAACGAAATCTCAATGACTGACGTGAGCGACTTTGACCCACTGGCTAAGACGCTGATGATCTTGGGCAAGGGGCGCGGCACTCAGAAAGAAGCGGTGACACTATCGGATCGCTCGATCGAGGCGATTCAAGACTGGCTGACTGAGTTGGCACGACCCGATATTAAAGCGCTGTTTGTGGCGCTCGATCGGGCGCACTTTGGACATCGGCTCACGGGCAACGGCATTTATAACCTGGTTTCTGAGTCAGCTAAGAAAGCGGGGGTACATAAGCAATTCAGCCCTCACCGTTGCCGTCACTCGTCGATCACGGCTGCTCTGGATGCTACGGACGGGAACGTGCGAGAGGTTCAGAAGCTTTCTAGGCATAAAGCCATTACTACCCTGATGATTTATGACGATCAGAGAGGCAACAGTCAAGGGAAGATGACTGATTTGCTGTCAGATTTAGTTTAATTTCTTGGTCTATCATTGCAATAACCATTGAGAGGATCTATGACTGACACATCAAGCAACAACCCGATCGTAGGAGCAGCCGATATCTTTCTGGCAGCGACGAAAGAGCTTTCGTCGCTCAAGGATCAAAATACTCAGCTTTCGCAGCAAGTCGCGGAGCTATTGCAGCAAGTCGCTGATCTTCAAGCGAAACTTGCCTCAGAAGTCCAAGCAAACACAGACGATCAAGGGGCGATCAAGGCGGCAAACGCCCTCGCCGCTCAAAGTCAAACCGATTTCACCCAGTACAAGCAGGGTGAGGATGCACAGAAAAGCGCTCTCAACGACGCGATCGCATCATTGCAGAAGAAGATCAGCGAGTTGACCATCTCTCCGCCTGTGCCAGTTCCAATCGTCCCAGACCCCGTAGTTCAGGCTGCACCCACGAGAGATCCCTCGATCGTGGCATAGTCGAATCGAAAAACCGCGCAGTGTGAGGCTGTGCGGCTTTTTTGTGTCTAGACGTGCTCTCCGCACATTGACTTTCCGATCGCGACCTCTAGCACGATCGGGACCACGACATCGACAATCCAAAGATGCTGAGTGGACGTGTTAGGCGACTTAATCGGCGCTTTCTTGATGGCTGGCACCGATCGGGGATAGCTCAAATGCAGCAAAACGCCCCGCCGATCGAGCTTGCTATTGAGACTAGGGAGGAACGATCGCAGGTCTGCAACCAACTGCAATGACCCATCACGACAGGCTCTGTAGTTGGCATATCCAACCGTGATCAAGATAGTGGCTTTGATTTGCTCAGTCTCATTCTGATCGTTATCGGTTGATTCCCATGCGGCAAAGTCACAGATGCCAAAGCGCTGCCCTGGCTCTGTCACCTCTGGCTGAAAGGGTTGGGTCAGGGTGAAAGTGTTCGAGAGTTGTTGCTCGATGTCGTTGAACAGCAGGGCGAGGCGAGAGCCATAGGGTGAGGTCATCAGAATGTTGGGGTAGAAGGCACGATCGCGAGGTCTTGATTAAAGCCGAATAGAAAATCCCACGCCTGCTTATTCCACCGCGCATCTGCCAGTGCGTTGTGTTCGCCGCTTTCTTGCTTTGGTAGCTTTGGGTTGCCAACTCTATCGCACTCTTGTTTGATGTCGCGGCAATACATTGGAAAACCTTTTGGCAGATCCATCATTGTGCCAAACAGTTGGCAGAGAGCAACCCAATCGTAGTCAGCATAGTAAGCCCAGATCTCAGGAGACTCGTCTAACTGTCCATCGATAACAGGATATGGATCAAAGAGCAGAAACTCTCTAACTTCTGCCGCGATCGTTTTACGTCTTTTCCAGAACTTAGCGTTTTCCTTTTCCGATGGAGACACCCAAGGATTATGAATGATGGCGGGGCGCGGGGGAAGCTGTGAGATCACGTTGTCTTTCACCCACTGGCTCGCTCGATACCCATTAAACTCTAGGCTGATCGCGTAATATTCTCTTCCATCACTACAAACAATTCCTATGCTGATAAGATCTATTGTTTTTCCATTTTCAATGAACTCAGTATCAAACCAGTAGCGCATAATCAAAAAGTAGGGGTAGAAGGCACGATATTAGGCTTTGTGATCGGCTTGCAAATTCACGAGCGCACACAGAGTGGCGACTCGGATATCCTCGATCGCTTCCTGCTTAGATGCTGCATTGGCATAGACACCGGGCATCGCTAAAACTTCAGCCATCCAGCGATCTCCTTCCACTTGCGTTAAATCAATTTCGAGGGGCACGATCGCGGCTAACTCTCCTTCAATGAGATTAGGGGCTGGTGGATGCAAAGAAAGCTGAATACTTCCACCTTTAGCCACAACCACAAGGATGTCTGCGGTGATCAAAATCATCAGAAGAAGAAACAAGCCGTCAACGATGTCTTTGGATGAGAATTGCATGGTTAAAAGGTTGGGGCAGTGGGGATAATCGCAAGGTCTAAAATCACGTCTGTACTGTCGTCTTGAGTGTTTTGAGTCTCAAGAGTGCAGGGTAACATCGGCTGAGTATCGGTCTGAATGGCGTAAGTGCCATAGCCTGAGAGAGCGAGAAACACCTGTTTATTAACTGTGACCGTGTGGCGATAGGCTTCGATTTCGGTGCCCGATCGCCAGTTCTTAGGCGTTACCCCTCTGTCTATGTGGGTGAAGATGTCAAGCTCCTGATAGGCTCCCCCCGCAGGTTTCCAGAACAAACGCGCCCGTAAGTAGCCGAGCCGTCTGTCTATGGCGGCGAGGCGAGAGTCGATCAGAGAGAGCCGTCTTGGGATATCTGGCATCAGTCTTGAAACAAGTTAATGAACCGTTTGAACGCCAGGGCGATCAAAATGATGGACACGATCGCGACGGCAAAAACAAGCATATCAACCCGCCAAAAGAATACCGAACGACGCAGCCAGGGCGATCCAAAAGAAGACGATAAAAAGTGCGTAACCCATTTCGAGGATTTGTTTGAGCATTCTATTTCGTTAGGAAGTGAACTCAGGATGCCCGTTGTTTTCAGCTAATCGAACAGCTTGTTTAACACCCAGTCCAACCCACCCGACAACAGTAGAAAAATCACAAACACGATCGCAAACACGATCAGCAAACCAAACAGCAAAATATTCATAGGAATTGGTGATGCGTGGGAAACTCAGGATGCCCAAATTTGAGCGACAACTTCACTGAATTAACTTATTCAAAGCCTCTTGTACTAAGGGTTTTAACGGTAAAATAGTACAAGCGTCACTGCAATACGGTTCCAACGCATTGCGGTGACTAATCCACCAAAGATCTAACCTCTGGAAGGACTATTTACACTATGCCTGAAAAGCAGCACGGACACTCGCGATCGAGGGAAGGACACAGACCCAGCCACGCGTATTATTCTTGGCAAGCCATGAGAAGGCGATGCTACGACGAAAATCTCCCAAAATATCCTGAGTATGGGGGCAGGGGGATTCAGGTTTGCGAGAGATGGCGCAACTCGTTTGCAGACTTCCTGGAAGACATGGGAGAACCGCCGGAGAAGCACTCGATCGACCGGATCGACGGCAACGGCGATTACACCCTTGAGAATTGCCGATGGGCTACTAACCGAACTCAATCCCGAAACCGAAAAAGCAACCACCTCATCACTTTTGAGGGAGAAGCTTTGTGCATGACGGCATGGGCTGAACGACTAGGGGTGTCGCGAAGCCTGATTAAAGATCGGCTGAGGATGGGCTGGTCGGTAGAAGATGCGTTTCGACTTCCGCCAATCCAGCGAAAGGGAGGCAACCGCACCCACCCTCAGAGGCTCTTGAGGTAGCGTGACGTTTTACTGGGTGCCTTTCTCTAAGAAATGCACCCAAAACTCGCCACCCGTGCAGCAGGTTCTCTCGATCAACTCATTGGAGTAGTGCAAGCCTTTACCCTTGCAGTCGTTAGAGTCATCGTTCCTGTCATAGCCATCTGCATACCAATTTCCGTAGGGATCGTTCACCCAGAACCCCGTATCGTCAGCACCAATTAAACAGATGACGTGACCAGATTGAGTGAAATATCCGTGAACGATCGCTGGCTTTGTCTGCACCCAATTCTTAACTTCTGCGATCGTGGCATTCGTCTTGAAGTTATCTTTCACGCCATAGGCGGCGGCAACTCTAGCCAAATCTTGAGGCGAGTGACGATCGAGTTGATGCACATCACAGTAAGCGTCGAGTTCATCAGGAAATCTGCACCCCGTTGTGGGCTTGGCTCCAAGATAGAGCAAGCACATTGCGAGGCTGGAAACATTGCAGCTTCCCATCGGATGATCGACGTTTTCGAGTTGGTCAAAGTAAGGAACGTTGAGCATGGGATTGGCGATAAAGTTCGCGTCCCTGCCGAGGCGAGGGCGTTCCTAGTGTTCCCGATCGAGCTTCGCTTTCTTCAATCGCTCATTGCGATCGTCAGTGGCTCCCACCTGAACAGGAATCTTTAAAGCATCCTCAACGCTCCAACCTCTTGCAATGCGTCGCCTGTAAGTGCTGTGGCTTACGCCCAGTTCACACTGCCATTGACAAAGCAGTTGAGTCTTTCCGTCGATCGTAATGAACTTTCTTTCGTGGTTTTCGCCGTTTTTGTGTAGGGGATTTCTTGTTTTAATTGCCGCTTGACACTCGCGCATCAGGCACCCGCAAGATTTGATTTTCTCCGCGACTAGCTTACTTGCGAAGATCGCTTTCTCGGTTCCACGCTCACAGCTACAGCGACACCACCATTTCGCACCAGTCGGGCTATAGCTGCAAATCCTCAAGACTGTGAGGCGGGTAAATATCTTGCCTGTCAAATCTTCAACGTGTCGAGGCACCTCTCGCACAGTGATCGGGTGTTTGGTTCGCGAAAAGTCTTCAGTGTTGATGATTGAGTCTCGATCGTCGCGGGGGAAAACGGTGATTGCCATGCTCTTAGAATGCCCGATCGACACACCGACACATCGACCGATACAGATCTGGGAATGATAGGCACATAAACGGCTTGCCCACGCCTCAGAGGGGACGCGATCGACACATCCCCCTATTTATCGCCGCGTGGACAAATCCCCCGTCTGGAACCAGCAAAACGATGAGCCTGATCAATGGTATCAACGGTTTCAGGTCTATTTACACCTGGGAGCAAGCCGCAGCATTGACCAGTCCTATAGACACACGATCGACACAGATCGGATCAAGTCGGCACGATCGACACATGAGCCTAAACGCGCCAGTTCTCAATGGCGGGTGATTTCTAAGAAGTGGAACTGGGAAAGTCGCGCCCTGTCTTGGGATCAGGCATCGCTACAGCCGCTACATGAGCAGCTACAGACTACCAGAGTGGCACGGGTCGATATCCAGATAGCCACGGAGACTGAGTATGCAGCCAGGGAACGCAAGCTGCGCGATCGGGCGATGACTTGGGTAGAAGATTATATATTTGGGCGGGTCGAACAGGTCCGCACGACCGAAAAAGAAGGGTTCGGCAGCGAGGGCGAGGCGATTTGTGAGAAGACCACGAGCACGACCCCACTTCAGCCGCCTCAGTGGATGCTAGAGCGGTTCATTGGTCGGCGTGACTATGCGACGCAGTTTAATGTCCTGATGGATTTGCTCAAATCGATTATGTCGATCGAGGACGACAGCGAGGGAGTGCAGCAGGTCAAGGGGATGATTCACGCAAGTCTAGAGGGTCTGTTGTTAGAGTCTGGAGTAGATGAAGTGAGAACCCTGCTAAAGAGAGGGCACTCTTAGAGAAATCAGACCGCCCTAGCTCTATCAGGGATGCACCCCGTTACACTGCATCTCTGTGAACGTTAGAGAACTCCGCTCTCAGGCAAAAGCCAGAAAGATTCCTAAATATTACAAGCTTGGTAAAGCCCAACTGCTCTCAGCATTGGGCATGAGCGCTGAAGCCAAAGCCCACAAATCGCAGACTACACGCCGCAAAGCGATCGCGTTCAACGCATCCAAAGAGGGCGGCGATAGTTCGGTTAAAAAGGCACTGGTTAAAGGTCGAATCCTTCGCTCTGTGAAGCGTGGACTTGTCGCTGAAGAGAAAAAGCAGGGGCGTAAGCTGACTCAAGAAGAAAAGAGAACCGTTGCCACCAAAGCGTTAGCCTCTGAGGTGAAAGCTATCCGATCGGGCACTCCTGAGAGCAAGCCTAAGCGGGGTAATGGGCAGAAGATGACCAAGGCAACCAAATCGCTAACACCCGACCAGCATAAGCAGGTAGCCATCGACGTTAAGCGGATTAAAGAGAGCGATCGGCAGGGGTGGATCGCTGATGGAATGGCAAAGGGCGATGAAACAATGCTACGAAGCCAAGCCCGTCAGCGAATGCTCAACCATAGCCGATCGGGATTGTTTCAAGACTTCAAGACCCATGAGAATGCAGTAGTCGCAGCTTTTAAGTCTAAAGACCCGACCCCAACAGCTAAACGTGGCATCGTGGCATTCAAACGCAAGCCCATGCCGGAAATTGAGCCGCCGATCGAACTCGACAAAAAAGGGAAGTCGATCGGGTTCAGAGAGTTGCATGAGAAAGGATGGGAGAGCCTGGGCAGTCATAACGATCTCCAAAACGAAGTCACGACCGAAACATGGAGAGATCCGAACGGTAAGAAAGTACAGCTATACCGCGCCTATGGCAATGGCAGCGGGGCTAGATACTTCGGAACCAAGCAATCTAAGCCAGAGCCGAAACCCGAACCCGTTGAACAGAAAATTAAACTTGAGGACGTGAAAACCCCGTCCGATCGGGCGAAGTATGCCAAACAGGAAGCGGCTCACCAACGCAGTCAGGGCAACGAAAAAGCCGCTAAAGCTTGGGATGACAAAGCAAAAGAGGGCAGAAAAGCCGCGATATCGAGAGACACGATCGCTAGCACTCAGTCTCAGACCAATCTATTCGGAGTCACCGATCACGCTTCTGATATGCCTTTATTCGGAGGACATCAGGAGGAACCCGCAAAAAAGCCCGTAAGCGAAACAAAAGAGCCTAGAGGACTGCAAGAGGTTTCACCCCATGATCTGCACTTCGACCCGAAACGCTTTCAGTACAAGCTGGTTCACGGCGAAACGGGCGCGAGTGGGTCACTAACGGACGTTCGCAAGTGGGATGAGAATCTGGGCGGCGTGATGCTCGTTTGGCGTGACCCGAAAGACGGCAAAGACTATGTAGTGAACGGGCACAACCGCAACACGTTAGCCCGAAAGCTAGGGGCTGAAAAGGTCGCGGTTCGCTATCTGCCAGTCGATACGCCCAAAGAAGCTAGGGTAATTGGTGCCCTCGCCAATATGAGCGAAGGCTCTGGCAATGCCCTAGACGCTGCTAAGTTTCTGCGAGATACAGGCATGAACCGTGAGCAGCTAGAAGAGAAGGGCATCCCGATGAAGCAGAAAGTCGCCACCGATGGGTTAGCCCTCTCGAAATTGGCTCCTCATCTGTTTGATAAGGTTGTGCAGGGTGATATCCCGATCGAGAGAGCAACTTTGATCGGCGATCGCATTCATGACCACGACAATCAAGCCAAGTTAGTTGATCTGATCGACAAAGCTCAGTCGAAGGGTCGCAAGATCACGAATGACGTGGTTCGAGAATTGGCTGATACCGTGCAGAGTGCCCCAAGCCACACCGAAACTCAGTTCGACTTGTTTGGGGCTTCTGAGACGACTCAGAACCTCGCACTTGAGAAAGCTGAACTGACTGCCCACGTCCGATCTCGCCTCAGTCGAGAGAAGAAGCTGTTTGGCTTAGTCTCCAAATCTAAGGCGGCTTCTGAACTTGAGAGAGGAGGGAATACGATCGACACTGAGAAGTCTAAGGGCATCTCTGACCAAGCAAGCCAGGTCTTAGGCGTGTTTGACCAACTCAAGAATCAATCAGGTCCGGTTTCAAGCGCGATCAATAAAGCCGTTGAGCGCATCGCCAACGGAGACAACCAAAAACAGGTACAAGATGACCTCCACAAGCAACTCCTTACCGAAATTCCCCAAGCTCTCGGCATCAGAAGTCGATCGGATTCTGACAGTATTCAAGCAGCTACTGGACGATCAGGAGAAGGACAAAAACGGCTCAGAGTCAAGAAAAGCTAGGCAGTAACCCGCTCCTTGAATCCCTTTCCTGCAGAAAAGGCGGGAACCTGAGTCGCGGGAATAGCCATCGGCTCCCCTGTCTTGGGGTTGCGTCCCTCTCTTGCCTGTCGATCGCGTCGCTCAAACACCCCAAACCCGACCAGCGACACTTTATCGCCACTGGAAACCGCTTCAATAATGGTTTCGATCGTGGCATCAAGCACGATCGAAACATCCTTCTTAGTCCATTCGGCGCGGGTTGCGATCGCGTCTACTAAATCGCCCTTATTCATAAAACCCTCTTTATCGCTTGCGAGGGCATTGTAACGTTGAAGTTCAGTAGTTTCAACGTTCTCAGGATATTAAGAACTCGCTAACGATAAAAATATAAATTCTTGAGAGTGTCAAGTGGATAAGAGTTTAGCGATCGATGGCGTAATTTTCTTCATGGGCATCAATGGGCTGATGGGTTCGGGGATGCTGCTATCAAGCTGGGCGGCTCCGGTGTGGTTGCCACTAACGGCGATCGCGGTAGGGTTTGTAGCGCTGCAACACCTGCTCAATGATGATTGGTCTATTTAGTGGGACGGGCATCAGGACTGATTCAGGTCAAGCAGGCATGGGAGCGATCGACGGCAAACCCGATCGTCACTCACCAGCCGCTAGAAGGGTTTGCGCCCAACACGGGAGGGCAGAAACGGTTCTTTGATTTGGTGCCCACCGATTCGCTGGCTCGTCTCCAGTATCGCTGGGTTCTTCTGAGAGGCGGGGTGAACAGTGGCAAAAGTACGGCAGGAGCAGCGTTTGCTTGCTCCAGGGCATTGCTTGAACCTGCTGCAAGAGGACTAATCAGCGCAAATTCCTACGGACAGCTAACCACCTCGACCCTGATCGCGTTGGCTGAATTCTGCGAGAAATACCACGTCCCATTGTTTCCTCGAATGGAGACACCAGAAGAAACCGCTAGATCAATCGCCGATCGTAGACTCTGCAAAATTGGCAACGCTTCAGTTCTAGTGTTGTCTGCTGATGCGTTCACAGGGAGAACTGCTAACTCAACAGAAACGGGTCGGGGTTTGCAGGTGAGATGGGTTTGGGCTGATGAGTGGCTCTACGCCGATGGTTCAGCATTCAACACGCTAAACGGGCGACTAGGGCGGGGCGAGGGGACAATGAAAGGACTAGGCGTGATTACCTCCAGTCCTAACAAGAACAACCCGTTTAACTGGGGTTATGATTTTTTTGACTCACCTGATCGGGATGAGGCAAAACAGAAAATCTATCTCTCAATCAACTGCCCAACTCGCGAGAATAAGCACGCAGATGCCGACTATGTTGAGGGGCTTGAATCGAGCTATACAAAAGAGTTAGCGGCGATCGAGCTTGGCGGTGAGTATGTGATGATCACCACGGGCAAGGTGTTCGGCTACTTCGATCGAGCCAAACATGGTCTATCGGGTCAAGATGCAGCCGACTTTGATTATGATCCGGCGTTGCCTCTTCATGTGAGTTTCGACTTTAACCGCCATCCTGCAACCTGCCTGATCGCCCAACAGCGAGAGAAAGAGCTATTCTGCATTAAAGAATTTTACCTGCTCAATAGCGACACGTTTCAACTGTCGATCGAGGTCTGTAATTGGATCGCAGACCGCACCCATCAGGGCGACATTTTTGTCTATGGCGACGCATCAGGCAACAGCCGCACCGCCAACAGTGAGCGATCGAACTGGCAGATTGTCTGGGCAGAACTCAAGAAAAGAGGGCTGAAGCCTCAATGTCGCAAGCGCTACGGCGAAAGTAACCCCAACGTTTTAGATACGACGATTTCGATTAACGCTCTGTTTATGGCGGAACGGCTCTATGTATTGGTCAACCGATGCCCTGAACTGCTGAAAGATTTGGAGCAAATGGTCTGGAAGGATGACCAGTTAGATAAGTCGGATCTGATGCGATCTCACCTTTGTGACACATTACGGTATCTCGCTAATACGCTCTTTCCTTATCGGAGTCAGGTCGCGAAGGGTCAGCGGTCGAGCCAAAAGCCTCTTAGCGGGATCGCGGGTTGATTCGGGCACTCTAGCCCGTAGGACTGCTCACGCCTGAGATGAGATGTAACCCGCTACACTCAGAACCCTCATGGCAACCGTTAAAGAGCTTCGCGCACAAGCTAAAGCCCGTAAGATTCCCAGATATTACAGCCTGTCTAAGTCTCAACTGATGTACTCGTTGGGAATCAATGGTAAATCAGCGCAACGACTAGGAGACGCACGGGCACGATCGATCGCTAAACAGCACGGCATTGCTAAAACCTACGCCGCAGACAAGCTTTCTAGCAAGTTGGGCGGATCTGATGAGGCGAAGAAGGTCGCGATTAAGCAGCGGATTGTTAAATCCGTCAGCAAAGAATTAAAAGCTCATGCGAAGAAGATCGGGCGCAAACTGACGATCGAGGAGAAGAGAAGCGTTGCAGTCAAAGCGCTGGCATCGGAGGTTAGAGCGATCAGATCTGGAGTTCCAGAGCAAAAGCAAAGAAGAAAGCCAGTCGCAGAACGCAAAGCAGCGCAAAATCAGAGGCATGACGCGATCGATAAAGATCTCAACGTGAAGCGGCAAAAAGTTCATGAAAAAGCGGTTGCCAGTGGCAAATCAGAGGCAGAGGCAGCGCAGGTCGCCTATCAGACTGTTAAACCTCGCTCGATCGTGCGTGAGGCATTAGCCAAAAAACAAGCAGAACAAGAAGCAAAAGCTCTTAAATCGGCTAAAGCTGATGCTGCAAAAGCTCCTAAACACGGCAGCGCACCATTCAAACGCAGAAAGGGCGGGGCATTGGCTTCGATCGGGGGGCGGATGGAGCGAACTGAGAAGAATGAACCCAAAAACGAGAGTAAGCAAGCTGAAGCAAAAGAGGCAAAACTCAAGCCTCAAGAAGCGATCGACCACAAGCACTCTAGCCCCTCACCAACCGACGCTCACGTCGATGGATGGCTGAAAGACACCGCGCTACGAGTTGGCAAGCCAAGCGCCGCTAGTATTCAGAAGGCAACGATCGAGCAGTTGGGTAATCAGCACAATTTGCAAACTAAAGGCATCAAGACTCTGGACGCGATGACTAGCGCGATTCACGCCAAGATGACGAGATCTAACCCCAAGACAAGCATTTCAGACTCTAAGGCGATCGTAGACAAAGCTCACAAGACCCGCACAGAGCGAGCAAACGCGGACTATAAGGCAATTCAAGACGGCGACAAAACGACAATCGATCGCGTTGGACGAAGCGAAGCCCTCAAACTACCGGGGCTGGCTTCAGACCATCGCAGCACTATCAAAGCTCATTTAGCTCGCACGTTCTCTAAGAGTGGCGGAGACTCTAAATCGTTGGGACTGAAGCCGGGGGCAGACTTTACCGTAGCTGAACTCAAGAACGCCTATCGTTCTGCATCTCTGAAAGCTCACCCCGATCGTGGTGGCTCAGTTGAGAAGTTCCAGGCTCTGAAGGAATCCTACGATCGGATGCTACCCAAGGCGAAATCACCCGCTCTGGACAAGGTAGCCGCCGAAACTGGCATGACTCGCGAAGAGGTTGCCAAAGCCGTCAAGCGTCGTAAAGCTAAGGGCTAAGGGAACTCTAACCACAATCGGACTGCCCTAGCCTAATCAGGGATGCAACCCACAACCCTGCATCCTTGTGCCTCCATCCTTAGATGTCCTCAAACGCCGCCATCCGTCACACCGCGAATCTTGCGAGTATTGGCAGATTCTTGATGCTCTGATGCAGGGCGGCTCTAAGCTCACGCCTGAGATTAAATCAAAGCTACTCAGCAACCCAGACAACCGACCTGACGCGATTCAGAAAGAGCGGGTTAAGTTAGCGCGGTATTTCAACAAGCTCTCACCGATTTCATCACGCTTTATAAGTCAGCTATTCGCCGCACCCATTCAGTTTGAGGGCAGCAAAGACAAGTTTTGGAGCGATACGTTTTTCCCAGGCGGCGCGCTGTTACCTGCTGAAGATGATGACGGTCGATCGAGCTTCATTGCATTCCTCAGATCCGCAATTCTTCAAGCACTGGGTCAAGGCAAGGCGATCGCGCAGATAGACACCGCCGTTGCCACCGAAACCCGCACGAAAAAACAGCAGCGCGATCGGGCAGAGGATGAACCCTACTGCTTATTGGTGCCACGCGGCGATCTGTGGGACTGGGAGAGCGATCGCGACGGCTTTAAGTTTGCCAAGCTCCACAGATTTTCCTGGATGCGGGAATCGTGGGATGGAGATCCCATTGCATTACATGACTTCACAATCTACCAGAGAAAGCCTGATGGCTCGATCGTGGTCAGCAGGTTTTCAGTCAAACATGAGGACAAGGGCGGCTCTGACTTTGACAAGGGGATTCAGAACTTCAACCTTGAAACGCTCTCAGAGCGCGATGCAATCATTGAGACGGTGAACGGGCTAGATGAGAAGCCGATTTTTCATATTGGCAACACGTTTAAGTTCCCGATCGTGACTCTCGCTCTGCCCTCCTCGCTATGGTTAGCCGACCAACTGCACGATCCACAGGTGAGTCATTTTAACCAGACTGCATCACTGGAATATGGGCTAGTGGCTTCTAACTATGCGATGCCCACGATCACGACCAGCGACCCTGACGATTTCACGGAGCGGAATAAAAAGTTTGGAGAGGGCTACTACATCCAACTCGACCCGACGATGCAAGAGGCGATAGGCTGGACAGAGCGCCCTGGCAACTCTTTCAGCACTTCAATGGAGTATCGCGAGAAAGTCGAAGGGGACATCGATCGGACTGTGCAGCAAATCGCCCTATCAGCCGCCGATGCTGTGACATCTACCAGTGGAGAAGCGATCAGACAGGCTCGGAAGCCGGAGGAAATCTTGCTCACGACCTACGGGGCGATGGTTAAAGACTTCGCTAAAGGGATTTTGGATGTAGCGGCGATCGCGCATAACGAGAAAGTGACCTGGACGATATCAGGATTGGATGATTTTGAGCTTGTCGATTTGACCGGAGCCGGGACAGAAATGACCACGATCGGGCAGGTTGCGATCCCATCAAAAACGTTCACCAAAGAGTTGCAGAAAAGCTTCGTGCGAGAGGTTTCTAAACAAAAAGAGTTTGAGCCAAAGATGCTTAAACAGATGTTGGATGAGGTTGACAAAGCGCCCGACGCGCCCCTAGCAGGAGGCGACGGAATGCCACCCGACCCGAACGCCGCGCCGCCGGATGCAGCACCACCCGCCGACGATGGACAGTCTGACAGCAGCGTGATTGACGATGTGATGAATGATCCGAAAGTGCTGAAGCAGCTAGGCATCAAATGAAACTCATCCCTAGCTACGATGCCGCGATCGTATGCCTCCAACGCGAGCTAGAGCTATATTTTGCAGAGATTCCCGACTTGCAGATTGCTAACTTTTTAAGCGATCTGCCAACTCGAAACAAGGGCATCAAAACCAACTGCCAGGACGAAAAGCAGCGCTTGTATTATTGGTTAGACGTTACACCCGTGTTTGACGTTCAGCAGGTCGCACGGACGATCGCGGATCATCTCTGCCAAGAACACGGGCTAACGGTTCGCCTGATCGTCGATCGGTGCCCAGAGCAAGTGGTCAAGTTAGAATAGGATGGCGATCGTAGCCTCACCAGTGGCAAGCCGCGCCCAAAATCCCCATACGGTGGAATCAAAAGGCTGGCGTTTGACGGGTTTGAATCCGTACTGAGCACTGATCAACGTCTGTATCCTAAGATTTAATAGAGTGCTTTAAGCACAGCAGAGCAGAGCGGCAACAGTGCATGAGAGCCGCGATCGCACCCCCTTTAACTCTTCTCAGGAGTCGAAGGATGAAGCTCCACATCCTCTACATACCCGCAGTGAGGGCAGCTTGTGAATTTACCGATCGGGGGACGTACCCAAGTTTCAAGGAACTCTTCACGCTGGCTTTGTTGCCATTTCTTTTTTTCTTTCTGTTGATGCCATAGGGTTGCCATTAGCAAACTCCACGAGGCAAACGCAGCCACCAGCCTAGCGTTACTCCAGAAAGGCGACAGCCCGCTCTGGAAGAACGACAGAACGAGGAAAAACAAAACGGTTGGCACAGCAAGTCGAAAATAGTCCATAGATTTCATAAAAAACTCCTAATGCCTGAAAGCAATTGCCGAACCTGCACCTACTATATGCACGGAGATCCGAGCACTTGCAATGCTCTGCACGTTCCCTCGATCGAGGGTGAGATTGATTGTGCAGACTGGAAGTTAAACGAGGCAATCGCGGGAGGCTTAACGCCGGATGGGCTATATTTGCGAGAACGACTCGATCAAGGTCAAGTGCCGATCGCGGAGATTATTCAAAGAAGGCGATCAGAGCAAGTTGAACGTTGGCGTGAAGCGTTCGAGCGGGGCGATCCATTTATAGTGATAATCATCACGTTGGGCATACTGAAGGCAGATTTCCCAAAAAACCTTGATGAAACCTGAAATCGTTACCCGACCCGCGCCACCCTCAACCGACTACGCGACCCGTGAATGGGTTGAAACCGTTTTAGATCGCAAGCTCGATCGCGCCCTCCGAACCTCTGAGGAAAGCACTCACAGAATCGTGTCTGGCTTTGCCGCTAGACTCTTCAAGCAATTCCCCAAGGCGATCGCTCAGGCGATTATGGACGCAAACCCAGAGCTAACCCTGTCACCTCACGCGCTAACTCACGCGATCGAGCAAGTGTTTGCACAAGCTTAGACTATAGACCGCAACAGGACTGCCCAAGCCTTCCCGTCTGGGAGAAAGCGGGACGCTACCCCACTAACACGCCACATTTTTGTGGACGCATCTCATGAGCGAAGAATATTTCACTAAAGCTGATATCGAGGCACTTTTCGACAGCAAGCTAGATGCCGCGATCGAGAAGATGGCAGCGAATACCTCCAGGCAGCTAGACGCGCACAGCGATCGCATTCAAGAAACCTCTTCGTCATGGCTCGATCAGCTAGTGGAAGAGGCAGACGCGATCGAGGACGATGACGACGACTATGAAAGCGATGATGACGATGAGGAATTTGTCTATTCAGCCGATGACGAAGAGGATAATGAACCCGTGAGAGACCCTGAAGTAACGGCACTGAGACGCAAGCTAGACGCGCTAGAACGTCAGTCCCAAGAAGATCGCAGCGCTCGCGAAGAGGCAGAGTATCAACAGAAGCGTAATGCTTTGCGGAGCAGCACGATCGAGGCAATCCAGAAGACGGGCAAAGTTGTCAATCCTTCTCAGTTGCTCAAACTTTTGGAGTCTGAAGGCAAGATCGTTGAGAGAGGCGGTCAATATGTCGTTGAAGGGAAAGATCAGTTTGGCGTAACTTATACGTCCGTTGCAGACTCGATCGATGGATTCTTAGAAACCGACTACGGGCATTTTGCGCCATCACGACCAGGCACGGGCACCGGAGCAACCGCAGCCGGAAGCAATCGCACCTCTGCAACGGGTCTGAAATACTTCAACACCGATGGCACCTCAAAGGGAAATGTCGGTGAATTGATGAGCAAAGATCCGCAGGGATACATGGCTGAGTTAAGCCAGATTCAATCTCGATAGATTAGAGCCTCGATCGGGAAACATAAAGAACGAGGGAGATTTTCTCTAACAATCTCTCCCTCACCCCACTTTTCAAAGGACTGCCTTCGCCTCAGCAAGGATGCACCCCACTACAGCATCCTTAAATGGGCATTGTCACTTTCGGGCATGATGGATTAATCCTCCCTACTAGCCTTGCAGCATCAGCACTCAATCAACTCAATCTTTTAAGCGTCTTTTCGATGGCTGCAACAGGCGGCTATGGTGAGGGCGCGTTTGCATACGGGGCGAACGTTCAATTTCGTCGCATTCAAATCTCAGACGCACAAAAATACAACCCTCGGAGCGGCGTTCCGGCACCTCAGCAGGACATCGGCTATGTGACGGGCACTCTGAACCTCAGCGATCTTTACACCGCAGGCGTTCCCCTCTATTCCAGTGATTACGGCGCGGAGAAATACATCAAAGAAGCAGGTCAGGCGATCGCGTTCTCGATCACCAAGGGTTTCGATGTTGACCTTTACAACCGATTCCGCACACCGACTCACGCTTCGATCGGAGCGGTGCAGTATGGCGTAAATATGCCTCTGCGTATCGTTGCCAACGAATCGAGCGGCACGTTTACCCCGTTTACTCAGAATCTATTGATTCGCGGCGGTGCTGGGCTTGACGAAGAGGACACGACTCCGGGCGAACGTTACGCGATCATCTCCAACACGGCTAAAGCTGATTATCTGGGTTCACAAACTCCGGTTGATGCAGGGGCGGTCTACGATCGCTTGGGTCAATCGAATCTCGTCAAAGACGGCTTACCTCTCGGTCGCTTTGTCGAGCGCATGGGCTTCTATCTCGGCTCTTCTAACGTGATTGGTCGTAACGGCGTCCAACTAGGATCATCTGACATTGACACCGCAGCCGGCGCTCAGGGAAACTTGCCTATCTCGGCAGCGACCGATGATGTCTCGTTTTTCTTCAAAGCTGACTATGCAACCCCTACCGCTCTTGGTGCGGTTGTTCTGTCACTAACTGCAACGGGCTTACAAGGGCTGGCAGTTGGTCAAATTGCACGGATTGCAGACGGCAGCAACGTCTCGATCGCCTATGGCGTAGTCCTTCGCGTCGATCCCGTTGCCAAGCAGGTCTACCTCGTGCCTTTTACTCCGAACGGTCGGCAGTTAAGCGCTTCGGCGGTTGTGGGTGGCGCGACTCTCAGCGTTCCTCTGATTCCGTCTGTGAGCGTCGGCTACAAAAAGAGCGCGTTGATCTATGACACTCGCCAAATGGAAGCACCCCCCGAAGGCGCTGGCGCGACGATGGTAGGAGCCAAAGATGATCAGAGCGGTCTAATGCTGCAAATCTGGCAGGGTGGCTATGACATCAACTCGTTCAAGTCGTCGATGCGTTACTCGCTCTTGAGCGGTTCCACCTTCAATGACTACCGTTGCGGCTGCTTCATGCTGTCTGCTTAATTTCATGATTCTCTACTCAATCGACGGCGAACCGAGAGAGATTCCGGCGGGTTGCGTCGATCGCTTTCTAACCCAAGGCTATCGTCGCAACCCGCTAGGGGTTAAAGCGGCAACGGTTGACCCTTTGCCCGTAGTGCCTACATCGGTAGACCCTTCTCTGACATCGGTAAACACCGCCTCTCTCAAAGAATTGATCGCACTGCCACTTGTGAGCACGGCGATCGCTAAGAAAATTATCAGCAATCGACCCTATGAAGCGATCGAGGATTTGATCGCTAAAGTCGAGGGCGTTGATTGGGTGTCTCTGCAAGCTCAAATTAGTCTCTAACGCTATGCCCCTCACCGACGAACAAAAGCACCTCTTGCATGAAATCTTCGAGATTCCATACGAGCCGATCGCGGTGTTGGTCGGTGACGCGGGTTTTGAGGTTGCAGCCTCGATGCTCAACCCGTTTGAAAATCCGGTGAAGCGGTTGCAGGGCGCGATCGTCAGCATCGATGCTGATGAGACCAAAGTGACGCGAGTAGGCAAGATTCTGGCTGAGTTTGAGAGCCTATCGCTTGACCCATCCAGGATTGAGCGCAACGGTTACGTCCTGAACCCAGCTAGGAATATTCGACTCCTCAAAAAGCGGCTTTTCCCTTACACAGGGCTGATCTCACGATCGGGCGATCACGGTAATCAAATGAGGTTAGGCTGATGGCGCTCGATATCGCGATCGTGCAGTGGTCAGATTTTACTCTGCCAATCACTCTGAGAAATCCGAGTGTAGGCGGCGTACAGGGCACCCCGATCGATCTCACGGGCTGTACGGCTGTTGGGTTTGTCTTTAAAGGTTACGGGGCATCTGAACGGGTGCCATTTAGCTTTGTGTTTGCGGTCGATCGGACGAGCGGCAAACTCACAGCCAATCTCACAGCGGCTCAAGCGGGTTCTTTGCCCTATGGCTTATATCTCTATGAGGTCAAGCTGTTTGATTCACTAGGGAAAATCGTTCGGATTCTCAAGGGACAAGTCAGCGTCGAGCCGGGAGCGCCTAATGCTTGATGTCGAGTTCGCGGCTCAGGAATGGGTGATTGAGGTCAATCCTTTAGCTTCGATCGTGGAGGTAGACAGCCGCCCGATCGAAGTGATCGAAGTGGCAGGCGCTCAAGGACCAGCAGGGGCAAACGGCGTGGGCGGCTCGGTGGGCTACATCCACACTCAAACCACTCTCAGCAACGCATGGTCAATCAATCATCACCTCGGACGGAAGCCTTCAATCACCGTGATCAATGACGACACCACGATCGAGGGCACCGTGATTCACAACAGCAATGACGTGGCGGTTGTGACGTTTGCCTCATCAATCAACGGAACCGCGTACTGCATCTAGGAAGTCATGCCCAACATTCTTGACCACAGCAATTTTAATCAAACTGAGCTACGCAGAGCCATTCTGCAAAATCTGTCGGCGGCTCCGACCTCCCCCGCTCCGATCAAAGGACAGCTTTACTTCGACACGGTTCTGAACAAAATCGGGATCTATAACGGAACATCCTGGGATTATCCGACTTACAACCCTGTCACATCTGTGTCTGGCACGGCTCCGATCGTCAGCACAGGCGGCACCGTTCCTACGCTTTCAATTTCTCCGGCTTCTGGTTCTCTCGCTGGCTCGATGTCCCTTAGCGACTATGTGAAGTTAGCGGCATCAACCGCACTCAACACCAATAGCGCGATCGTGCAGCGTGATTCAAGCGGTAACTTCGCAGCAGGCACCATTACGGCGACCTTGACCGGGACGGCTTCTAATGCCTCTCAACTCAATAGTCAAGCGGCGGCTTATTATCTGGCACGGTCGAACCACACAGGAACTCAGACATCAGCAACTATCAGTGACTTTGATTCCCAGGTTCGCACGAGTCGGCTTGATCAACTCGCTACCCCAGCCGCCAACGTTGCATTTGGCAGTAACAGAATTACAGCACTCGCTGATCCCACAAATCCGCAAGATGCAGCGACAAAAGCCTATGCGGACGCTCTGATCAACACGGGCACCAACAAGGGCGCAGTTCGAGCGACGAGTAACGGCTCTAACGTTTCTTTGTCCGCTCCAGGCGCATCGCTTGACGGGGTGACGCTGGCACCAGGCGACTTGATTTTACTCAAGGATCAGACGACCGGATCTCAAAATGGTATCTATGTCTGGTCGGGCGCATCAACAGCGCTGACTCGTGCCACAAATGCCAATACGAGCGCAGTTGTCAGATCAGGTCTGTTTGTCTTTACTACCGAGGGCACGAGCAACGGAGACAACGGTTACACACTGACGACGATTAACCCGATCGTGCTTGAGACGACGGCACTTGTTTTCACCCAAACGACCGGAGCGGGGCAAATCCTCGCAGGCGCGGGTCTGACCAAAACGGGTAACTCGATCGATGTGGGTTCCGGGTCTGGAATCATTGTTAACGCCGACAATATTCAGGTTGATACGGCTGTAGTCGTCACTAAATTTGCCCAAGCGATCGGGGATGGAGTGAGCGCAGCAATCACGGTGACGCATGGACTGAATACAAGGGATGTCTCTTCTGTGTCTGTGATTCGCAACTCAACTCCTTGGGATAAAGTAGAGCCAACCGTTACGTTTCCAACCGTCAACACGGCAACCGTCACGTTCTCATCGGGCAACATTCCCACAGCTAACCAGTATCGGATCGCGATCGCCGCTTAACCCATGCCAACCTTCCTAGATGCCATCAGGCTGAGACTCGGTGCGTTCACCGCCATCTTTCAGCCCTCAACGATGAGCGCTGACGTGACGATTTCGGCACCGACTAAAAGCGGGACGATGTTGGTTGATGCAGATTGGGCGGCACCAGGCGCGATCGGGGCAACTACTCGCAACACCATCAAAGCAACCACTCTGACGGTAGGAAGCACACCCAAGGAAACCCGCAGCGCAACGGTGCCAACCTCCCCTAGTACGGGCGATTTGTGGCTAGAGCTAGACGGCTTAAACAATCCGCTTTATGGGTGGTGGTGGCGGTGGAACGGGACCTACTGGCTGAGTCCTGATTTTCTGATAGAGAACTCAGCATCAAATATTGCAGGTCAACTCGCCAACTACACTTTTACCAAACAAAGCTTTAACTACTACTTCAAGTCACTCAGCACAGCCGCTTATGCGAGCGCCACTCAAACCGCGAATAATCAGTGGACGTTTGTAGTCAGCAGGGTAACGGCAGCTAACGCACCGTCGGCAATCGCTACTGTGCCTGTCGTGGGTGCTAGTAATGGCTGGATTCTTGCGGTCACAAACATCTCACTGCACGTCAACGTGACCAGCACCGCGACAACGGAATTCTCTGTGGTCTACAATCCCGTCGGCGTAGCAGGCAATCTCTACGCCGCGTCACAATTGCTTTATAACTATGCTCGACCTTAGCTATCGGATTTTTCGCAACAGCTTAGGGGTTGTCGATGCACTGAATCGATCGCCTGATGGTGCCACGGTGCCGATTTGGGATGAGGGCGATCCGTTGACGATCGAGCTTCGACAGTGGGAGAAAATCAACGGCGTACTGGACTTGAGCGCTCATGCTGTGGAGCCTCCGATCGTGGTAGAAAAGCAGGATTATTTAGGGTTCTATGGTGGGCTGCTCTCTGAAGCAATCAATCTCTTTCTCTATGTGCGGCACATCTCGGATTTAGATCTGCCTGTGAGCAACTGCTACACAGACCTAATGGGGTCGATTCAATTTGGGCAGTTCGCAGGGTTTCAAGCTTCGATTTCTAATTTATTTGCCGCTATGAAGGCATCGGGGCACGAGTTTTCTGAGGCTCAAACGGTTCAAATGCGGACGTTGCTCGACGTTCACGGGTTTAAAGCGATCTCGATTCCGATGGGTTGATGCCCCAATCGGAGCGGCGAGTAACTGATCTCTGGTTTGGTCGGTCATTGGTTTGCTGCCTCTAAACTTTTGACACTGCAATTGATAGGGTTGACATCAAAGTCAATCGATCGAGACTTAAAACCATCATCAGCAAAATATCGGCACTCGCCCTAAATTCAACGGCTGCAAGATTCCCCTGTTCTAGAGCCATCTTTGCCATCGTCACAAGGATAAGAGCCTTCTCAGGGTTTAGCTTGTGCCTTTCTGTTGGAGCCGAGAGGGGTCTGCTATTCCCACGATCTCTCTCGGCTGCTCGTCTCTGTTGCCTGACCTGTGACTTTCTACCCACGATCGTTCCTCCTTTGTTTTTCAGCGTTTCTCAGATCACAGAGCGGGATTGGC